CATTCTCCTTTTCTAATAAAATAGCGTTTTGGTTTAGTTTTCTTCTTCGTGTAAAAATTTCATACAAGCGTTAATAGTTTGATGAAATACCATTAAATACGGAACTTTTACCCTTCTTCTATTTTTCACTAATTTTAAATTCATTAATTGCCCCATCAGCCATTCGGCATGTTGATCTCCTTTTGGACGAAGACCAACATGAATGTTTTCTTTAATACCATTTTTTAAACCGAATTGATAAGCTGATTCCAAACCAGGATCTCCACTGTATTCCACCAGCCCAGTCATATATGCTAGTTGCTCACGTCTCGTTTTCATTTATTCTTCCTCTCTCTTAAATAACGATTTTATTTTGTTTCTTCACATGTACAATCGTGTAGCCACTCATCGCACTTTCTACATTCGCACTCACAGTTTTCTAATTTCTCTTCACACTTAGCGCAATAATCTATAACTTCATAAATCACTTATTTTCCTCCTTACTAAGTTCCTTAATAGTTCGAATCATCCAAGCAAAGCTGTTCGCTTCAACTACTATGCACTTCCCTTGTACTAAACTAGCGTCACATATCAGGTGTAACTTTTCGATTGTTGTCATTTCCTTTTGCTCAATTATTTTTTCCCATCCCATTTTGTCTCCTCCAATCAAATAAAGATTTTGTTATAAAATTTCACCTATCTAAAAAACATACATACAATATCTTGGGTATCCTTTTTCAACATTAGTTTTGGTCAGAGCGCCTTCCTCTCAAGGCGCTCTTTAATTTTCAAATAAGAATTTTGTTCAAATTACCAACCGAAATCTGTCGGAACGTATACTTGCTGCTGTGTTCTAATAATTTGTCGTAAATCTCTCTGTGGCGGCATATGATCCGTTTCTGTAACTCGAATTAAATATCTCCATTCATGTTTCGTTGCTTCAATTCCGCGATGAATATCGAACCAATCAAACTCAATTGGCGTACATGTAGGAGCCGTGAATACTTCTAATTCTCCTGCTGCGACTTTTTCCCTTACTTGCTGATTCACCATACCGTATAGCCTTGTACTTGGTTCAGCAGGTACATCTAGCTCTACAGGTTGTCCGATAAATTCAGTTAGGCACCCTTCACCTGTAACAAGTAGATGAAAACGGCTAGTGCTCATTTTTTCTTGCGCGAATATATTTGGATTTGCTTTTGCTTCCGGTCGTAATTCCGAACCTCTTGGAACACCGTCACTATGCCAATTAGGAATCGCTGGACACATACCAGGCATTAACATATGAACTTTTGTGTCTACAACAATGTATTTGCGGTCATGTCGTAAATTCATCGCTCCAATAGCAGTCTTTGTAAGTTCTCCACCATATTTCAGCGCATCATCTAATGAAGCATTCCATAATGCTGGTGTATTCTTTAATACATCAATACTTGGCTGTTCAATGGCACTATACTCAAGAACACGAATTGGATTTCTATTAAACTGAAATTTAGATGTTTTCATTTTCCGTTCCCCTTTTCTATTCAAATAACTATTTTGTTAAGTTTTTATTTTTGGCTTCAATTGCTAGCAATGCAGCCTTACAGATAGCCAATGGTGCAATTTCACAGACAGCACTTACCTCAATATCATCTAATTGGAAATAACATTTTGTTTTTAAAGAAAATGATTCTGGTGTAGTTAACTCAAACCAAAAATCATAATCCTTTCTCATTTTCTCTACAACTTGCCATGCATCTCGGATATCATTCGAAGGGTTCCACGTTTGTTTTAAAGTCCAGTTACTATTTTCATCAAACCAAGCTGCTACATATTTCATTTTTTGCAAGTGCCATCCCATTACTTTTTCTGCAATTAAATTGTTAATTTCACTACTTTCCATTTTTCATGCCCCTTTACGAATAATCTTTTTTACATTACACATACTATCTGCAAGTCAGCTTCCCATGACTACACTCTTTTAAAACGGAGCTTGTTCCTCCGTACTGTTTTGAACCCCGGCAGGTAACTTAGTCAATTACCTGCCATTTTCTATTCAAATAACGTTTTGGTTACAATTTATTTAATGCTTCATCAATCACTTGTTTTATTTTCTTTTTACTTACTCCGTTGTTAACATCGTATTTAAAATTAAACCCACACTTACAAGTACGTTTGACTATATTGGCATCAACTTCTAATGCACCTTGACCATTACCAACAAATTGATTACCACAATTCGGACAGTCGTTAATAAGGGGTGATATTCTCAAAAAATCCATTACATTCATTCTTCATCATCCTCCTCTTCATGAACATATACATGTGCTTCTATTGTTGTACTACACTCATAGCAATCAAAAGATCCACCTTGTCCAATCCCATATTCACGAATATTAGCACCGCACCTTGGACAAAAGGAAACTGTACCTTCTTTCCACTCTTCTTTTGTACAAATTGGCTCGACTATAAAATTACGATAAGTATTTAAAGGTGAAAGTATTACATCTTCCTTTGCTATATTAATCGCTTCCTCTAAAGAAACATCATTGCTTGTTTCTGCAGTTATATTAATAGAGTTATCTACTTTTTGAGCTTTTATTTTATAGAGCATGTTTTCTTTCATATCTCATTCCCTCGCTTTTGTATAAAATTCAAATTTTGTCTGACTTTAAGCTCAGGTTCAACTCGAACTTACCTTTTTCCATTCAACTAAAATGTCGAGACCTCTCCCGAAATGAATTCTTTCCCAACTGGATTTTTCTCTCGCCCTTCTCATACATTCCTTTAGCGATAAAGGCGGTTTAGTAATCGCATCTTCTTTGTTCCATCCACCTTTTCTATATCTATAAAGTGCAGTTTGATATTGAATCCCGTTTGAAGCAGCTATTCTTAACTCTTCATCCGTAAATACTCGTTTGTGTGCTTGTGCTGTCCTTCCTTTTTGAAAAACCTGTTCCTTCTCCATAACTGGCCTTGTAGCAGCCTCAAATGGTTCCAAACCTCTCTTCACTCGATGATAGTACGTTTGGTAACCAACCCCATGTTTTTTCGCAACTTCTTTCCATCTTGACCATTGACTATCCTTATGCGTTAACGGCTCTGTAATTGCTTTTTCTTTATCCCACATGGAAACACGAACTCTACCATTTAATGTACATCTACTAATCCCGTTCTTTTCTGCTCTTTTATATTCGTCTGGCGTAATATAATAATCATATGGCGATTTCATAAAACCCATCCTCCTCTTTACTCAATATCCGCTCGCCTGACGTTCAGAGTTCTCCTTATTTTTATCTTTGTAGGCTTGTACAATATCTTCAAATTTGTACCCATACAAATAACACAGGCGGAAGAAAATACCGAAAGCCTTATGCAAATGTGTTAGAGTTACGTTTAAATCTCTATATTGGCACCACGCACGTTTGGCGGTTAAAATATCCTGCATATACCATTCAAACAGCATATTTACGCTTAATATATTTTTCTTCATAATGTATTGATTTGAAAAACCAGATACGAGTTTTCGTTTTAACGTATGACGATCTAATTCAATTACGATGTTCATTAGAAAGTGGAATCCGTCAACTAGCTCTTTCAATAGACCATCCTTTGGTGTTCTAAATCCTGTACTCCACATTTCAAAGGCCCTTGTTTCGTTCCAGGCTTCGCCAATTTCAACCATTAACGCACGGAACATCATATCTAACTTGTCGTTACCCTTATATCCAATTCGCTTATCTAGTTCTTTCTGCATTTCGAACAACTCTGTAATATCAAAAGTCTGCTGCGTTTCTTCTGGAGTAATTACATATAGATTTGACGTATGTCTCACAGTGCATATGCTCCTTTACGATAATCTTTAATAATTTCACCATCATTATTGAAATACACAATCTCCCAATGTGGATTGAATCTAAATTTATGAGGATTATCATCTAGGACAACAAACAAATCGTTTTTGCAATTTCCGACAATCGTCCCTGTTCTTCCCTGGACTTCGACACGCATTCCACGTTTAGCAAATGGGATTCTTCTAAAATTACACATTTTACGAAATGGCTTTTCTTTACCAAACAAGGTTGCTATATCAACAACACCTTTATATTCACAAGTGATAAATGGCTCAAACTGTTCGAACGGCATATTAATAAAACCTTGCTGCTTAATTTGCTTGTAGAAATGGTATTTCGCCATCTTTTCATTTTCTTTTACAATAATGTGATTGCAACGCCATTGAGGAAATACTGTTGAAATGTGATACTTATATGTAGCGTTCATCGTTCCCCCTCCTGGCTACCTAATGAAATATTTGACCAATTAAGAATTGGACTTTCTTCCACTCTTTCCTCTGGTTCCAATAAGAATCGTGCAGATTCATTACAATTTGTACATGTAACTTGGATTTCTTTTTCATTTGCTTGGACCATAACGCCTTGGATTCCATTCTCCTTTGTAGCAATAATAGGAAGTACTGCAGCATTCCCCATTTCTTGCTCCGATCTATCTAATTCCGCTGCTATATTCATTCCACAATTACATAAGATTTCAAATTTCATGCTTCCATTCTCCTTTAACCGTTTTATGATCGTTATAACGAGTAAGACCGCCAATTCTAGTTCGTCCAATTCCCACAACTGGCGGTCCTTTGTCCTATAACACTCTAAAGCTATTAACTTTCCGATCAATTTTTCTCTACGCAATATCTTGTTTCACCTTTTAAATTCCCAATATTCCAAAAACGTTAAATGTACTCTTTACCGGTTCAGCCTGCAGCATCTTCTGCACAAAATAGTAATTCCAAATCCTGCGGTTCTGCCTCATATTTTTCATTTGAATTGTTTACAAACACCGTTACGATTCCTGTATCTTTATCTTGATGACATACAGTTAAAACACGGCTACCATCATTGCAAAAGTCTCCCGAATGAAATTCATTATTTCTTCTTTTTTTCTTAGCGAAGACTCTGCGGCGCTCTTCTCGGTATTGCTCTCGTTCTGTGGCTAAACGACACTGATCTGCATATTGCCATCCTTTATCGCCTATACCTGCTATGTCACAATTTCCCCATACGCCTAAAATTTTAATACGACCATTCTTTTTATCGACTTCCATCGCTTTAACTTCAGCAAACATTGTGTAATCTTTGCATTCAAATACTACCCAATCACCTAGTTCAAATGGTGTTTTAATAAACTGTGGTACTGGTACAATAACTGCTACGATTTTCATCTTTAACCCTCCAAATATTTAGTTACATATTGCGGTTTAAATCCGCTATCAAAATAGATTCGTAACGGCTGCGGTTCCTGCGATTCCCTCGCGGCTTTGCAAATCTCTTCGGCTTCGTCCCAAAAGAAACTTTTATCCTGCGCTCGTCTATACCGCCATAACGCTGTTACATAGTCGATATACATATCAAAGTGATTATCCTGCTTTACAGAGCGTGGCAGTTCGTCTGCGCTCCATACATCACATGGAATAACTGCAAGTACATCAGCGAATCCTGCATGACCTGGCAAGTGCTTCGCATGAGCATTCTTTATATCAAATGGCTTTGCTTGTTCCTTAATATCTTTAACTCTTGTATTTTTCATCACTGTAGTTGTATTTGTGAAATCATCCAGCAAGAATGTCAGTTGCTCCGTCATGGTGCTCACCTTCTTCTAACTGCAGCGTGTATACAATCCCTCTATCTAATAACGCACCGATAACTGCATTCATCCACAAATGATTGCCAATCTTCTTCTGTAAGTACTGTAGAATTCCTATAATTTCATTTGTAGAAAGGGATACAAATTCACCTAACTTCTCCTGGTTAAACTTCCCTCCACGCTTTTCAATCTCTAAAGATATTTTATTTTCTTTCACGTATTGTTCAGCTTTAATCAAATCAAAATCACGCACTTTATTCATGCCGTATCTTTTTATTAGAGCCGTTAACATATCTTTAATTACTAACGTTTCAACTACTTTTAATGTCAGCTCCATTTCACCCCGACAAGACTTACAAAGCGTTTTCTCGCATCCCTCAATGTACATGTTTTTCACATCAGCAGTTGGAATTACTGCACTACAGATATCACACCATTCACTATTATCGAACAACAAACCATCCATTACTTTCAGCTCCCCGCTATATCATCTATATTCTAAAATTTATTAATCTTTATATTTTTATAAATACACATATTTTGGCCGCTTGCGTATTTATTGTGTTATAATTGCAAATGTAAAATTATTTTTAAATCCAAATCTATATCTACCTTTAATTTTTTTGAGTATCCATCAATACGATGGATCTTTTTTTATGCGTTTTTTCTTATTTGTTCAACCACTACCGGATTACCGCCTATCGATTCCAAGCGATCCGCTACATCCAATACATTCTTTCGTTCTTCATTTCTATGTTCTTGATCTCTTTTCTGTTTTTTCTTGTACAATTCAATGAGTTCTTTTTCTACTGCATTTGATTCTTCCAATTGTTTATCACTTAGTTTTTTTAACTCTCGCGCGGCTGTTATATCGCCCGTAGCCATTGCCCTATCACACTGACGAAGTAATATTTTTTGATTTTGCATGTATTCACGTAACTTCTTTTCTAAAGGCCAAGCTATTTGTATATGCTCTGGAAGTACCCTATCGGCTAATGCCATCTATTTCACCTCTGTTCTGTCCCTATTGTTGTAAATGAATAACTTTCTCACCTACATCATTCGCAACATCTCCCTCAAGGTCGATGTAATATTGACCTTTTACACCAGAAGCAAGTTCTTGCCCAACAATTTGTCCATTTTCATCGCGCTCCATAAGGATTTTTGAGCCTACCTCTATAGTTGGCGCTAACTTAGACTTTGCTTGCACCTGGCAATCCCACACTTCACGTTTTTTATCACCAGTAATTGTAAGCGTTAATGTAATAGTTCTTGGCTTCTTTGGATCCGTGTTTAAATCGGACATATTTTCTAAAACACGTTCAAATTCTTCGTCAAACCTTTCTGCAACTGCTCCATTTGCGAAACTATTTAAATCTATTGCCATTTATAAAACCTCCCTGTTTCTTTTAAATAAGTCCTGGTCTCCAGGCTTTCAAATAAGTCAAAGCTTCTTCAAAATCTTTTTCTTTCGTATCACGATAACTAGGAACTATAAAAGCCATTTTAAAATCTTTCCACGCTCGACTATGTAAAATTCTTTTATCTTCAAACGCTTCACGAATTTTTGGTTCTTCTCCCCAAAGCTTTTCCACTCGACGCAACTTTGCGTTGAGTAAAGTTGTTTGCTGGTAACTATCAATTGTCATCTTTTCATTTAACTTGTTTTCAATTGTTTCTAATCGTTCATCTTGTTTCATCATTTCACTTGAAATGGTATTAATCATTTGTAACGGAGACATACGTTTTTGTTGTTCATTTTGTTGTTTTATATACTCTTCCATCCGATTAAACTCTGAAATAAACATCTCTTTGTACTCGGCAGCTTTTTCTCCGGTATATCCCATTACTAGAAACATAAGACCATCACGTTTAAGTAAGTATTTCTTATTCCGTTTTCCACTTCGATCTTTATATTCACTCAAGCCAAAATTGGCTTGAGTGAATTCTTTGCTACATTGAAGTTCTTCTATAGAACGGATTACTTTTCCATGTTCTTTTCCAAATACATCAGAAACAGTTAGGCTATCCGTTACAATCTCATCTTTTTCCATAAATACTAGATGGCTAACTGGCTGTTGAATCATTTGTAACTGGCTCATATCCGTTATGAAACCTCCTTCTTCTCGAGCAACCTATGTAATTCTTTGTTAGCTTGAAGATTTTTTTCATTCCACTCACTGCAACTATCTAAATCTCCAATTTTCATTGCTTCTGCTAATTTGTTCATATTCTCATTCATTTGAACAAGAATTTTAAATGCCGCTATTTTCGTTTCACCTGTAACATAATGCACATCTTGCCCTCCTTCGCCACTCTAGTTAAGTTGCACTTAACTAGAGTGTTAAAAAAAATCAACACAAATTGTTAAGTATTACTTATCTTAAAAAAGTGATCGATTGAGACACCAAAAATTTCAGCAAAACAAATTAATGTTTTCCTACTCGGAGCACACTTCCCACTCTCTATTAATGATATAGCGGAACGCGTACAACCAACTTGCTTTCCTAAAACTTCTTGTGACATTTTATGTTCCAATCTTAACTTTTTTACCTCGGTATGATTGAAGTCCATTGCGTCACCTCACTTACATGAGTGATTGTAACATAAAGTTAAGTACAGGTAAACTAGATAATTCCCTCTTTTAAAAATTTTAACTTTTCCGTCTATTTTTAATATAAATGTTGACTACTACTTAACAATTGTTTAATATATTAAGTGAGGGATAACAATTAACAGTTATGTACTTGTTAATCGTTTAAATAATTATATTTCGAAAATGAAAGGACGAATGTTCGTGAATGGTAATAGGGTTAAACTGCTGAGATTGGAGAAAAAACTAACTCAAGAAGATCTTGCTAAAAAGATAGGTGTTAGTAAATCTGCATTATCTCAAATAGAAAATAATAAAACTACACCGTCTCGCGAAACAGTGTCTGCTCTATCTCGTATTCTTGAAGTTACAACGGATTACATATTAGGACTTTCTGAATATAGGGAATTAGATAAAGAGGAATCTTCTGAAGTTAGAAAAGAGATGGATGAACTTACAAATAAATTAGAAAAACTAAGCGCAGAGAGACAAAAGTTTCTTATAGATATGATGAAAGCTATTGTAGAAAAAGGTAGCATTTCGAATTAAAAAGGAGATTGATAGTGTTAAGGACCATCAATCTCCTTTTTAAATTCGGTTATAGCCGTTACCACATTTTGATCTTTTGATATTTTTTCTAAAATTAAAACTTGCTCAAGTAATTTTTCAATTTCCACGACTACAACCTCCATAATTTTTATCAGCTTCATAATTATACCACAAAACAGAACACCAGTTCCTTCTGTATGGATTTTTTTATAGATATTTAATTGTAAATGTCTATTTACCACCCATTTATAGTATAGACACGTTATAAGTTTTATACTTCAAGTATGAAAGAATTCAGTAAAATGCTTAAAAAACTTAGAAATTCACATAATTTGACCCAAGAACAGCTAGCTAATAACCTTTCTTTATCCAGGAGTCAAATAAAAAATTATGAAAATGGATTTGAACCTGACTTAGATGCTTTAAATCGTATCGCCACCTTTTTTAATGTTTCTGTAGATGTACTACTAAACCGAAAAAATATTTCAGTTGATGAATCTTTAAACAAAACCATTAATATTCAACAAAGAATATATGCCACATTAAACGAAACTCAACGAGAAGAATTTTGCAAACAACTAGCAAGTTACGCAGAATTCTTAGAATACAACAACAAGAAAAACATGTAATTAAAACGTTTACCTTGCGCTTTACTGACTTTATATTACATTCTTCAAATTTACGAAACTAGTAGTAAAATCTTCTTCATTATGCAAATATAGTTATTTATAAGCGTAATTTGTTCATTTCGACAAATTACGCTTTTTTTATGTATTCATTTCGACAAAAAGCGACAATTATATGCAATATTGCATATCCAAAAATATACTTTTTTACTTTGAATTACTAATGAAATTACCCAAGTAAACATGGTAGAATACGTTTGGTTAACTGTTACATATGCAAATGCCATTGCTAACGTTAATAGCAGTTAATCATCCACAGCTAGGGTAGACTCCCTAGATTGCGGCATTATTCCGCAGCCCTTAACAATTTGTTAGGGGCTTTTTTATTATGTTCGACAAAAACCGACTGTATACAACATCAATATTTGTTATTATTGGTATAAAATCTTATTTTTTATATATTAGGAGGAAATAATTTGTTTAAAAAAATATCAACTCTACTATTAGGGGCTTTATTTGTATTTATCCTTGCTGCTTGTGGCAGTGATAAAAACGATGATAAAGCTGTATACGAAAAGGAAGTAAAACCGCAATTAGATGCAATGATGCAAGAATATGATGCAATTTGGAACAATGATTGGAAACCAATATGGAATGAAATCGAATCGAACCCGAATGCGGATCCAACTAAGCTCAAAGAGAAAATGAATATCATTCAAACAAAGTACACTGATTTAGCAAAAAAAATAAAAGAATTCTCAAATGGAGATAAACTAAGTGATGAAAAATTAAAAGAAAACATAAATACTTTTAAGAAGGAATTCTCTTTAGCGGCTATGTACAGAGTTGATGCTGCTAGAAATATCGTTCAAGGTATCGATAAAATTGCACCAATGAAAGACAGAACAGACGCTGCTAGAAAAAACGTGGTGCTTTCTGATGAAAAGCTTAAAATAGCTGTAGAAAATTTAGGTAGCGTGGAATCTACTTTAGGAGTTAAACGCTAATTCAGCATTGTGAATAACTAGATAATTAATCACATTAAAGAATCCGCTTTCATTTTTCAGAAAACATGTTAGAATTATCTTTGTATGGAAGTCCATATACATATTATTAAAATTAAAGTGGTTTTCAAGTCGAAGAACGGCACTCTTTTGAGTGTCTTTTCTTTTTTCTGATTATTTGTTATGATATGACTAGAGTATGACTTCTAACTGAATTGCATAAAATAAAAGAAGAGATGCGCTAACATCTCTTCCAGTAACTGATACCGCAAGGTGGTCGGTTGCTAATAGTTATTTTCGTTTAGTACCGCCCTTACGCTTGCCGGCATTCGGGGCGGTATTTTTATTTCTTTTATTGCTAATCTTTTTTGCAAGCTCATTTGCATAAGCTGTTGCAAATACTGTAAGGAATACCTTAGCAGCGTCATACAATAAATTAAATAAAGAATCCATTCGGTCACCTCCCTTCTCTCTAAGATCAGAGAAAGGATAGCAACCTCCCGCCCTCACAATATACAGTTACATACAGTCTATCACACAATTCTATTAGACGAAATATCATTGAAATAATCTCGAATTACATCAATTTAAATATAAATAGTATTCTTCCTGTGGATAAACCCACTTATCCACAACAAAAGCCCGACATTTATTGTCAGGCTTTTCTTTTTCTCTTCTTTTTTCCACAAACTTCTGCTATCATTAAAAGGGTAGATACATAAATTGCAAATGTAAATTTAAAACTTTAAATATTTCATATAAATAAAATACAAAAAACCCCGACAGAATTTTCAAAGGTTTGAGTGGTTTGGCCGCCTACCTTAACCGATGAAAATTAGAAAACGAGGTTTGTATTAACGTATTTAAATGTGTTTTGCTATTCCTATGATAGCATATACTTTTAAAAATGTGAACTACAATCCTCTAATTTCCTATACCCATTTTTGGGCGGGGTGGAAAATGGAGGATTTTTTATTATGTCAAAAGCGACTAATAACAACGAAGATATGTTAATGAATGAAGTAACCACAGGAGAACCTCTTGAAAAAGGTGGGTACTTCGTTGCCTATAATTATGTAATGCGTAATGCTATGAAAGTCTTTGACTTAACTGCAGGAGAGTACGCATGTCTTACTATGTTATTTAGCTATGCTGGTGCAGATAAAGATAAATGTTTCCCTAGCCAAGCTACTTTAGCAGAATGCCTAAATGTAAAAGATAGAGCCGTTCGAAAGTATTTAGATGGATTAGAGAAAAAAGGTTGTTTAGTAATCTACAATACTTATAATAACTATAATCAAAAGACAAAAAACGTGTATGATCTATCACCTTGCTTACAAAAAATCCGTGAAATATTCTGCGTTAATGAAGAAAAAACAGATATTTCGGAGGGAAAAAGAATGGTTCGGAAATCCCCGAATAACGGACAGGTCCAAATGAACCTATCCAATTCTACGGACAGGTCCGAATGCACCGGTGGGACAGGTCCAAATGAACCTACTACAAATAACAATATACAAATAACAAATAAAAAAGATGATGATGATATACCGAACGCTTCGCTTTCGGATGAAATCATTCATCAAAATTCAAATAGTAATTTAGAAGAACAACAAAACTTACATACTCCTAAATTATCAAATGACGATATTTTATGGATTACTAATATGGTGAGCGATATTTATAAAGGTAAAATACAAAAACGCTCATTTGATTCTGTACTTAAAAAATGTATTAACAACTACCAAAAAGGTACTGTACCAAACTTTGAAAATTATTTGATTACAGCAATTGAAAATAAAATACAAGATTTAGAGATACGTAGAGATCGAGAAAAAAGTTTATTAGATATATTACCTAAGACTAAACATAAGAAAAAATCTGTTAGAACAGAAATGGTACCTAGTTGGTTAAAAGAGGATTCATCATCAACTCTGGAAGACAAAGGACAATCTCAAAAGAATTTAGGTGATGAACGCAAACGTTTAGAAGAAGTATTAAAGAAATATAAACGTGACTAATTAAATAATCTATTTACAAAGTTGGAGGTAGTAAAATGGTAAGACCATATACTCATTGGGCTATTTGGAACACGGAGGATGGAAAAAAAGTCTTCGCAGATAACCGAGGAAAAATAATGGATAAAGCGACAGCATATGAAACTATGCGTTTGATTTCAGAATTCTATGATAACGTATCAGATGAAGATATTTCTGAATTTAATAAGGAACTAAAAAAAGACCAATATGAGGATTTAAAAGAAAGAGAAGAAGCGAATAAAAAACAGCAAGAACGCGAACGGGAATATAAACCAACATATATGTTTATTATTAAAAAAGTAAATGAACCTTGCTATAAGTTTAAATTTGGTGGTTATCGTGTTTATGGTTATGTTGATGAACAAAAGAGATTAAACACAATAAAAAAACAATTAGATCGTAGACTTGATAACATTGACAAAGAATCAGAAGTTCCCATTGAATTGGTGGATTCGTTTATATATGTGCATAATGCACCAGGAATCCATAAACATATATTAGAGATATATGGGTCTTTTAGAGATGAGTTTGATTGGTATGTATTAGAGGATAAAGTTTTAGCTAAAATCATTAATTACATAGAAAGTAAAATGTTAGAGGTGTAAATATGTCACTTAGCACTGAAATTATCAATCAAAGTATGAGTAAATTAGGAGGGCAGCTCGCATTATATTTTGGCCTTCCAATAATTTTCATTGCAATACTAGCAATAATTGTATGTAAATATTTTGATGGATATTTCACTCGACAATTTTTTGGTATAGCTGCAGCGTGTATATTTGTAGGTTGGTGTGTATATGTTTTTAATTAAGTTTACTTAAAGTAAGAGTTTTAACAGCATGGGAGGAGCACTAACATAACGCGGATTTTGTACACTTAGACCAACAAATAAATTTGATCCGCTAGTTTGGTGTTTTTTCTCATCCCTCAAAAAGTGTACTTTTTGAAATTACGTTTATATTTCTTATGAATTAAGCTTACTCCTCTTTTGAAGGAATGGGCAAAGATACCCAAAATAAAAATTCAGAAATGAAGGGTGGACCTTAAGACAATGCGCAACGTATTTCCAAACAAATACTATAGTGATGAAGGATTTGTAGAAAGAAAATTAGAAATCAATGAGGAAGATTTACAAGAAATTATTGAGGATTACTTGCTAAGAAATGCTGATTTTGATTTTGATGAAGTCGAAATTGTCAATAACCGACCAATGAACATATGGCTCTATGCTAAATGTAGAAAATATGTTGATTCTGAAGATCCAGAGCAAGATGAAGCGCTACAGGATGCAGAAGTCGAAATTTCTGGAGACTATGACGGAAATCTTTGATAGATTACCAATGTAAGTATAATAGGATGTGAAGGTTGAGGGGGAATTACAAATGACTTACAAGGCCCTTTCTTACCTTCTCACTAATAGAGAATAGAAAACTATACACAATGGTATAAAATCACTTTAGGAGGTTAGTACAATGTTTTTAGCTAAAGGATTTAATAAAGCACCGTATTATAATAAAATTGAGTTATTAAAAAAAGAAGATTATGTTAGGAAAGTGATCTTAAAATTACGAGATATTGAGGATGAAGACGAGAGAAGAACGGCAATTGAAAAGGAAGCTAAAGAATTGTTAAGCAAGGTATCGATACACCTGCTCAAATATCCTGAGCCACTTGAAAATCTATTAATCTTACTTAAAGATGAGAATGAGCATGATATTTATTTAGTTTTGAGACTTGAAATTGATATGTTGTACATGCATGCAATTCAATTTAACTATAAAACATTAGAAAAGGCTGCTAAGACTTATAAAAAATTCCGTGAAGATCCATTAGCTTTTCGTAGATAAATAAAAAACAAGGCATCTATTGATTCAATTTATACTTATTTATAAGGATTTATCAATGTTGATCGATATTAACTTGTGATATAATACATTAGACGGTATCTCTATTATTTAAAGAAATATTAAGCTGAAGAAAAGACGCATTCATAATGAAAGCGTCTTTTCTTTTTGTTCACTAAGATGATACTTTCTATCATAATTGTACAAGCTCACTAATATAAAAAAGAAGACCACAACTTATCGATGGTCTTCCATTCACAAACTACATAGAACTTTCTGGGTATCTATATTCTACCATTTTTTTATCGAAGAGAAATATATATTTTACGACATAAAATTTCACGCACCGTATAAATCTATTAAACTTAAAATACATCATTAAGGGATTCTTGTTGTTTTCTGACGAAGACAAGGTTTTCCCTCCTACCATAACGAATGTTATAACAGAGGTGATAATGTTATGACAGATAAAACAGACAGCTCTCAATCTATATATGTCAGCAAAGACGTAGCAACGATGCTCAAAATCCAGGAGTCCACTTTGAGGAAGTACTGTATCATGCTCGAGGAACAAGGTTATCACTTCCACAAGAATGAGCATGGGCACCGTGGATTTATGGATAACGATGTTATAACACTAAGGAAGTTAATTGAGATCAAATCGCACCCTGATATGACGTTAAAACAGGCCTGCAACGCAATAATGACCTGGGTTAAAGAAAAAGATATGTCAGAGGTTGATACGGATGTTATAACGGAAACTGAGCAACATGACGAGCGATATAACGAACTAAAGGAAATGATTCAGCAGCAAAATGAAATGCTAAAGCAGATGGCTATGAAAATGGATGAACAACAACGCTACATTGATGAGAGATTAGAAAAACGAGATCAGCAGCTTATGAGTGCTATACGCGAAATACAGGAAGAGAAACGTGTACTGCTAGAGACAGCGGCAGCGAAGCGGAAGCCTTGGTGGAAATTTTGGTAGAATGGTATAGAACTAGTTATTAATCCACGACGTAGATAATCTTATGTAAAAGGGTGATTGAATTGTATTGCTGTGATAAGTGTTTTAAAGACGAATATGTGATAGAACTCATAAAAAGTAAGCGTGTTGTAGGTGATGAATGTAACTATTGTGGATCAAAAGGTGTGTCAGTCGCAAAAGTAAGTGATTTATTAGATATGTTTAATAATTTATTTACATACTTTGTAAAAAGTGAACCAGAAAAATACATTTATATGGATGGTATGCCTACTATTGAAGAGGCTTATGGTACGGGAGAAAACTTGTGGGACTTACTTCGTGAAGAATGGGATGTTTTTAGTGATATAACAGATGAAAACCTACTATACGATATTTTAAATGCTAATAAAGATGTTGAGAAAGAAGGTATAATTTCAGCAAATACTATGTTTTATACCGCAATGGATGTAAGTGATCATTTTAATGTTGGCGATTGGTGGAATGATCTTGCTGATAGTTTGAAGCACAAAAATCGCTTCTTCCCACAAATTAGTTCTTGCTCACGAAAAAATGACGACTTACTTGATTATTTAGGAATGCTATTCTTAAGTATTTCTACAACAGTTGGTGAAAATGATAAATTTTACAGGGCAAGAATTGGTGAATACGCGAAAAGCACGGAATTAGAAGCGCCACCAGAAGAAAAAATTTTAAAGAGCGGAAGAGCAAACCCTGTTGGTATAAGGGTTCTTTATACAGCGATAGATGAGGAGACTGCAGTAGCGGAAGTAAGACCATGGAAATCAGCTAAAGTAACTATAGCATCTGTAAAGCCTAAAGAACCATTAAAATTAGTAGATTTGTCTAAAGTATCGGATAGAATGGACAAAATTTTAAAATCACCTTTTTCCGTGGAGAATATTTATAATGAGTTAACGGCATTGAATGTACTCTCAAATCTTGATAAAGCTTTGTCTAAACCGGTGAGTCCAGATACTTCAGAACTAGATTATATACCGTCTCAATACCTAACAGAATATATAAAATTTCTCGGTTATGATGGTGTTATATTTAGAAGTTCTTTAGGTCCAGGTGAGAATTATGTTTTCTATGAGCAGGAAAATAAATTTTGGATGCCAAAAAGTAAATTGAATGTAGAAATACTAGAACTTTACGAAGTAAGCGGATTGAAGTATGATTTCTCTATAATACCTAAACACGTTATGCCAGGCGTAAAACTGTAAGAATTTTAGATTTTTGATTATATATTTTTTGTTGAAATAAAGATTCTCTATGAGAATCTCTTTTTTTATTAACAATTATATAACAGTTATATAATTGTTAATAAAACATTGAAAAATATCTCTATTTGTTATAAAATTAGGTTAACATTATATAAGCATTACATAACAGATATATAAGTATTGATAATTTAAAGGAGTCGATAAAATGACTAAAGTATTTGCAATTGATCATGGGAATGGCGCTGTAAAAATGCGTACAGATGTGTTTAAAAAGACACTTCCAGCAATCTATTCATTCTCTTCTAATGTAGGAGAAGCATTGTCTGGTGGGAAGATGAAGCTTAAAACATATAAAGTTGAAGGAACAGAATATGTTTGGGGCGATGACATAATTAAAGTGAACAATACTTTGAACACATACGCTCAACAGAATCGTTATAAAACTAATCAGTATAAAACACTATCAAAAATTGCATTAGCTGAAATGGCTGCTAAAACAAATGTGAAAAGCTACGATGAAATCTTAGTTGTAACAGGTGTTCCAAGCCAAGAAATCGGAACAAAGGCCGTTGATGAAATTAAAGAAGTTTATTATGGAACTCATGATCTTGAGGTGAATGGTAAAAAAGTAACGATTAATGTTGTAGATGTTATTGTTCTTGCTCAACCAGTAGGAACCGTTATGAGCCGTTATTTAGATGAAGATGGATTTGTTGCAGATGATACTTATGAAGATATGACTGTAGGTATTATTGATATCGGAACTGGTACAACAGATTTAGATGTAATCTCTATGCTACGCCGTGAAAAAGAATCGACTTCTGTTCCAAAAGGAATGCACGATGTCTATGAACCAATTGTAGCTAAAATTAAAAAGGAAACAAGCGCAACTATTAATGATTATAAATTAGAAAAAGTATTTGAAGAAGCTGCTTACCAGGCTTCTAAGCGTATGGATCCAATTGATTTTAATGATGAAAAAACAGCATCGATTAAAGAAGTTTATGATTTTATTGTAAACGGAGTAAATAATGCTTGGAAAACATTTGACCGCTTTGATGAAGTGCTAGTCTCTGGTGGTGGCGCGAATACTTTCCATGAGTTATTGGAAGAATGGATTGGTAAAGTAACGAAATTAGAAGAAAGCCAAACTGCAAACGTGGAGGGCTTCTACAGATACGGTAAATTTGAGGTAGGCGAAGAAGATGGCGAATAAGGTATATCCTCTTTCTTATGATGATGTATTAGATAAAGATATTAAAGATTGGTTAGAATCTCTACCGCGTAATAGAAAAGCTGAAATGGTTCGTACTGCTATTAGACAATACATGCATACAAGCGGTTCTATTATTATCTCTCCAATGAAAGAAGAAAAAGTAGAACCTAAAAAGGTTGAAAGAAAACGTCCTAATTTAGGTAGGGGCGGTAATTTCGAAAAAGATTAAATACAATTGAATATAAAAAGAGAACGCTCTTCCCAGCTTGGCGGCACGAAAGAGCGTTCTCTACACTTTGAAAATTTGAAAGGATGATTTAACAATGTCAAATACCCTTTACAAACTAACTACTAGTGAGCCTATTCTACCACAAACACGTAGCAAAAAGGAACTGTTCGGAACAATCCGCTCATTCTTTGCGAAAAAATACCAAGAATTAAATGAGTGGTTTGGTATTGAAGAATGTAAATCAGACCGTATTTGGTACTATGGAACATTATCACTTATGTTTTTTCTTCCTGCTGCTACTTATGTTACTTCTAAATTTATATGGTCGTAATGTATGATATTACAAAAAAAGAGGGCGCTTGCAGCGTCCTCTTTTTTAGGCAATTAAATATGTTCTCCGTGGTCGATATAAACATCACTGTATTCGTATGCTGGTGCAGGTGGTCTTCCGTGGTCATAAGCAGGCGCTCCACCATGATCCCCATGTGCTTCGAATTTACTTATACCACCAGTATGCCCGTGACTATATGCTAAATCAGGTCTTTGTGGTGCAGGTGTATCACCTTCAGCCATTGCAATAAATCCTACTGCCATAATGGGAAGTAATAATACTGACTTTAACTTTTTCATCACACTAACGCCCCTTTTTCTTCAAATTGTTTTCTGGATTCATTGCTGATATAAAAGTATTTACTTGCTTTTTTGTCGTTCGCTTCTTTATAAAACATAGTAGCGAGAATTTCAGCATATTCTTGAACGCACTTTGTTAATCCTTCTACTTCAAAATAAGAAATTCCTGCTTCTATTACACTTTCTAATGTATTTAACTCAGATTCATTATTCAATTCCATTAATATGTTAAATCTGTGTATGTACTCTTGATTTCCTATTTGAGTAGACGTTCTTAGCCCCTGTTCTATTAACCTATTGGCTGCTGTATGTTCCCTCAATTTATAATGTTCCTTAGCTTGTAGAAAGATAGCCTTATAATGGTTTGGTAAATGTTCTGTTACTTCTGATAAGTGGCGGATAGCTAAAGACGAAAGCCCTTGACTAGCATATAACCACCCTATATTGTTTCTAAGGCGTAATAATAGTTCTATGTTATCACCCTTTTTAACAATATCTATTGCTTTATTTAAGTGTTCTTCAGCTTGTTCAAATTGTCTTATCTGTATACATGTTAATCCTAGTACATTTTCACATAATGCTACGTTTATCTCATAGCCTTCATTATTATGAAAAGCTGTTTTTGCTTTGTTTATATACGTTATAGAGGGGAGGGGCTTGTACGTTTGATAGTAGAATGTTGCTAAACGATAATTAAATTCTGCTTGTTCTAGTTCGTCAGGGACATATTTTAGAAGTGATTCTGCTTCTTCAAATTGTTCCCCAGCCTCTGCATAATTAGACAAAAATGTATTATGTATTGCTTTATAAAAGTGGTAGCAATACGCTAAATAATTGTCTACTGGTTTATTGAAGTTCTCAATTTTATCAAATTCACTTGGTGAAATATTAATGCCTTCAGTTAGAACTTTATACCTAAAATCTAGTAGAGAGTAATATAATAATAAGTTTTGGTCTTGTAATTTTGTGTCTTTTTCATGTTGTAAATTATTAATTATATTATCAATTTTTCCTTTCAAGTTTGACGCCTTTACATACCGTTGCGTTAACATGGCTTGATACCAGTCATTAAGTAATTTTGTAACTTGTTCATTCCCCTTTACTGGAACATGCATAAAATCCCACCCTTTTTTCTGAATAGTCTTACTCAAAAGAATAGCAAAAAAAGGAAGGAAAAAGAATAACAAAGTATATTTCTACATAATTTTCAGACTTTTGATGGTGAATATCAACAAAAAAGTCGATTCCTATCATAAGAACCGACTCTCCTCTTACTTCACATACACATAGGATTCATTTGCAGTTATATAGTATGTTACGCCTTTGCTGTTGTGTACTTTGTATTGTGGTGAACCATTAACGGATACTTTAGCATCAATCGTAAATCCAAGCCCTTCATCTACTGTTCCTGCTACATCTTTATCAGACCAAGAAGCAGAATCATAGAAACGAAGGTCGTCCACTTTAGAAACAACACGTTTTCCTACTACAGAACTTGAAGTAGTAGTTTGTTCCCCTTGATATTTAATGTAAGATGGGTTGTTATAAATCCATTGATTACCGCCAAGATTTAACCAATCACCTTGTTTTCCCCATACTTGATATGCTTCCCCTTTATTTAATTGACGGAGAACACCATGATTTGTTGATGGTCCACTTCTTAGGTTGACGTTAAATCCTTCAATATAAGCTACTCCTGTTTCGCCTGCAACGTTTTGAGATGGTTCTTGTGGTTTTGGTTTAACTGTAACTGTTGCGCCTTCATATGTCTTTTGTACGTCTGCTCTGAATTGTGATTCTGATACACCATGACTGCGAAGGTAATCAATCGGATCTTCGTGGTCAGTTCCACCTAATTTGTAAGTGATATCTTTATGTGTCCATAAACCTTTGCTTGGATGAATCCCTCTATCTTTTAAAATCTTAGCTAATAGTTTTACATAACGTTCGTAAGAAGATTTAAATTTTTCTGGGTTGCTAGTTTCAGAAAGTTCTACGTGAACAAATCTTTTATTTGCATATGGTCCAGCACCGTAAGCCACATATTTTGTATCGGCAATTTGGACTGTTTCGTTCCAATCTACAGCATAGTGTACAAATGCATTTCTCCATGTTCTAGCTTCATAATTTCGAATGTTAATCGCTGGTGCTTCTGGTGTTGCTGTACTATGTGCCACAACGCCCTCATAAGCGCCCACACCGTAGCGATATGCTTGTTTCGGTAAGTCTTGGATAATTAGTACTCTATCGGCAAAAGAAGCCGTAGCAAACGAAAATAAGAGTAATAGAGTCATAAATAATGAGCTGAATAGTTTAATTGGTTTTTTCATTGTGTATTTTCCCCTTTTTGCCAAACAAAAAGAGCACCGTCTTTTGACAATGCTCTCCTTATGTAAGGCGTATATTTTTTTATTTGGTATTATGTTTTTCTTTTCTTGCATCACTTCTTTGGATTTTTGCTTGAATTTCGGATGCTACACTTTCTAATAACCATGCAGGAATCCATTTTTCCCAGCCGATTCGTGCACAGTTTGCTGCGAAACTATTAAAAATGTGGTAACTCAATCCACCGACTACCATGAAGAAAAAGAAATCAGGTAGTTTAAGAGCAATATCAAATAAATGTGCAAGGGCTGGTAATGATAAAAGCACCACGGTTCTCGTGATGCCCTCAATTCCATATTGTGATGAGTATGTCCCATCTAGTTTTGAAGCCTTACTACCAGTAATCCAGTCGAGCATGATAATCCAGCAGTAAATTGAAATCCAAATTAAATTAGCTTTGCCGTAGAGTAAATTAATTATTGTTCCTAATCCACCACCTATAGCACCACCTACTTTAAATTGAGTACTTGTAATAACATCGCTTATATTCAATGCCTTGATGAGTTCGTGAATTCTTTCCAAGTTCTCACCTCCTCGTATGATTAAGTTAGGTTTTTTAGGGACGGGATGTACCTATAAACCCAAGAGTATCTATTTTTATGAGATACTTAAATTTGTAGATAGAGTGTTGCCGACCACCTCCTTGAATCTTTGTATTCGGTTGAAAGAATGGTACCTCTGTCTAATAAGTAGTTTACGAATGAGTTGGATGTTGATGACCATTGGTCATTCTTCGTATCTCTTACGAGGTAGTAGCGCTTATTAGTTCAGAGGAGGACAACACTATCTAACACTGATTAAAATAGGGGTGTAAGCTATGTTCTATTTAGGTATTGATATCGCTAAACATAAACATTATGCGTCCATTATCGATCAAACTGGAAAACCTATTACTAAGCCATTTCCCTTTCAGAATCACAAAGAAGGTGGACAAGCACTATTAAATTGGATGTACCGATACATTGAGTCTCCTACAGAAATAATGATTGGAATGGAGGCAACAGGACATTATTGGTTAGCCGTTTATTCTTTTCTACTGGATCATGGCTTCTCAGTCGTTGTATTAAACCCAATTCAAACCAATGCCTGGCGAAAAGGAACAGAAATTAGAAAGCGGAAAACAGACGCCATTGATGCCACTATGATTGCCGATATCATTCGATTCGGCCGTTTTGTTGAAACCCCACTTGTGGACGAGAAAATGTTCGCTCTAAAACAAATGAGCCGCTTTCGTAATGCGCTTGTAAGTAATATGAGCGATTTAAAACGAAAAGCTCTTGTCGTATTAGATCAGACTTTCCCAGAGTACCAAAGCATCTTTTCGGATGTTTTTGGTAAAACTTCTTCACAAATCTTACTTGAATATTCCTCTCCTAGTGACTATGAACAGATATCTATTGATGATTTAACACAAATAATTGAGCAAACTAGTCGTAACCGACTTGGGAAGAAAACAGCCAACAAACTAATGGAATTAGCCTCTAATTCGTTTGGTGTCACCTTCTGTAAAAACGCTTTTTCCTTTCAACTAAAAATGTTGATGGAGCAAATTCGTTTTATCGAAGATCAAATCAAAGAGTGTGAAGAAGAAATGTCACAACTTTTAATTGATTTAGATACTCCTATCATGACAATACCTGGCGTTGGACCGATTTTAGGTGCCACTATACTAAGTGAAATTGGGGATATACACCGCTTTGACAAACCATCTAAACTTGTCGCTTACGCAGGCATCGATGCCTCTGTGTCCCAATCTGGGCAATTTGAATCCTCAGGTACGTCTATATCCAAGCGTGGTTCTTCTCATTTGCGTAGAGCCTTATTCCAGGCGGCTATTACAGCTCATAAACATGACCCTGTATTAAAAGCCTTTTATGAAAAGAAACGAAAGCAAGGAAAGCACTACTATGTTTGTATAGGAGCCGTAGCTAGAAAGCTGTGTTACATTATCTACGCCATTCTTAAAAGCAATAAACCTTATGAAGTTCCTCCACATTCACCAGTAGAAACTTGATTCTTTCATTTTTTTGAAAACCCTTAGGTTTATTTGGTGTGCCCTTTTTTAGATGAAACAATAGTTGTCACAACTAAAGATCCAAATGATATAGCGTTGTATGAATACTTTATGAAGACGTTTAGCCACGTCCTATCGAATCCAGTGGATTTATTTTCAAAATCCTCTAGCAATATTTTTTGAAAATGTCCCCTTGACTTTTCATAGTTGGTCTTTCAAATTTTGACCAAAATAAAAAAGCCTGCTACAGCACGCTCAATTTCGATAAAGTTATATGTTCATTTTCTTCCACGCGTATTCTAGTGGTTCAGTACGTGGTGGTTTCATTACTTCTTTTTCAGAAGTTTTGCTTCCGTTTCGGGAGAAATTAAACATAACCCCTTTTCGTGTGGTGGTTTGTCTAACCCCTGTAAGATACATGTTACTGATTTCTAATTTTGAACCTTTGCGTATTTGTGGTTTACGTTGTACGGTTGGATACAGTGTTTTCGGTTGAAATATTATGCCTTTTATTGTCATAAAATCACCAGCCTTATTCTACTCTTAATGCAATGTTGAACTCCGAAAATGAACTCCATACATTTGAGTAGTAGGTGTTAAATAATTTATATTTCTGGACTTCTCCATCTTGAGAAATTTCAACGATATCGCCAATTACAAAATTTGAACCTCTATATGTATAAAGGCCATCAAATTTCGCTCTTAATCCATCTACGTTATCTCCCATAAAAAATGATGTAAATATTATATTTCCTTCTAAAGATGGTGCCTTTAAAAATACCTTATCCCAAATGAAAATAGGAACAGAAACATTTTTTAATCCCTCATATATAAGTTTACTTCTAGCAGCCACCAGTGCTGCATAAGGGTCCCATTTTGGACAAACGCTCACCAATACACTAAAAGGAGAAGATATAGGTGTGAATTGTTCTTGTTGATATAGTTCATCTGGAATACCAAATAATCCTATTACAGTCTTCCCTTTTCGTTCTGGAAGATTATCATCGTTTTCATAAACACAATAGATAACAATGTCTTTATCAACGTATAAATATAGGTCCACCATAGCAATTGGTTTACTAATAGTAGTAGTAATACTAGCGTTGTTAGTTGTTTTCCCTTGATGAAAACATAATGGGTAGAACGAACCAGGTCCTCCAAAAGTAATATCCTTCTCTTTATCATATCGTTCAATTAATCTAAAGCTTGCATCAGTAGCAGACTTAGCAGGATCTCTTATATCATAGTCCCTATATACTCCTGCTATAATATCTTGGCTACTTGCAGTGACGTGATCGAATGGGCGCAATTCTATAGAATGGTTCTTCATACCGTCGTTACCGCTTGAGTACATGACGTAAATTTTATCTTTTGATGGCGCATCAGCATTTAATTGCTGCCACCCAGCCTTTTTCATTTCATCGATAATCTTCATAAAGACTTCTCTTCGCTCTAGTCTGTGTAACTTACAAATTTTATTTGTCATTCTGTATGTTCCTCCTTAACTTAAACGTATCGCTTTCATAGAAACATTAAAAGTAGAGTTTGCTACGCCTCTATTTTCTATATAAAGATGAACCTTGTTTGTATGATCTTTATCCTCGCAAGGAATGGCTAAAATATCATATGTTCTTTTTTCTGATAAACTTTTATATATTTGATTCCCATTCTCTTTTTGGTCGTACAAAAATAGCATTGCTTCTACGTTTGAATCATTTGTAACTTGAATCGTACGAATATCATATTTGTTACAACCTACATCCAATGGAGTATATAGAGTTTTTCCTGGTTCAATTGTAATTTTTATATTCCTCTCAATAAGGATTGATGGTGTAATCTCACTTTCGGATGTATATCTATATAATTTCATTACAGTTCCCATATTGTATTCACCTCAATTATGTTTTAGATGAATATTGAAATAAATTGGTTCGAATGCTAGGAAATTTGTATCCTTCACAACCTTTACCCAAAAATCACGCGTACTTTGTGCGGTTACTGAATCAATCTGTATTTCATTTGAATAGCTTGTCCCATCTAACGAAATAAGCGCCCAGGTGTAACCGACTTTCTCCATGTACTGTTGAATGGATAGTTTTATATTTGTAGCAGCACCGATGTTATCATTTACGATTGTCATTTTTACAATACGCTCATTATTCACCATATAACCTAAATTCGTTGGATCCGTTGTATTTAATTCTTCGCTATTCATTTTGATTTGTAGGGATGAACCCATGCAATACATATCCCCACCGTAAAAGGTAGCTTGTTTCTTTGCTATAAGTTCGTTTTCCTCATCATATATTTCTATGATTCCCTCAAACTCTAAAGAAGGAAGTAGAATATCAATGCCTGTATGAGCTGCAGCTACAATGTTAGTAGACAGGATATTATCTGCAGTATCTTTTAATACAACCTTATAATTTTCATATAGTTGGCGCAGACGTAACATATTGCTTGTTGTCATAATAATTTTATTGATGTCTAGCGGTACAAATCCCTCTGCAGTTCCTCTTTTTAAAACAACACCAATTCTTTTTGCTGCTAATAAATTGTTATCCGCATAATCAAAAAATGTATCTGTCTTTGTGTAAACGTCCCATTGATCTTCCTTGCATAATGCCATCCACTCTTTATTGCTTCGTGAACTATTGGCAGAATAGGATTCGAGAAATTCCACTTTATTCTTTTCGTTTTGATAAATTAGTAGACCGCCCTCATCACCATCTTTTGTAGGAGCATAATCCGCAATAACCTGGATTGCAAAGTTACTTTGTGGTTTATCGATTAAAAGCATAACGTCTTTATCTGCAGAATGATTCATACGTAAGAATCCTTTTTTAACAGCATTGTTAAATGCATTTGATGGTGACATAAGCCATTTTGGATTTACGGAATCAAAATTATCTACAAATATTTTTCCGCTTTCTTTTTCGTATAGTGAGACCTTAGATTTTTTCTCCAATTCTAAATCTAAATAGTCTATTGCATATAGAAAAGTAAAACGTCCTGTATTACTTCCACTTGCACGTATTGTCACTGTATGCTCCTTATTTTGTAAATTCAAGTCTTCATAAACTACTGTAAACTTTGATGTATAAGCGGAAAGGTTAACGGTTCTAGAACTGCCATCAACCGTAACCAAAAGATATGCGCTTTTTGGTACCTCATCATGTCCCGTAATAATACGAAAGCCTGAACCAAAGAATGTAAAAGATAACACTGGAGAAGGTACTTCAGAGGTTGCGTACCACGCATTTCCTGTTTCTGCATATTCGTCACTACCCACAGCGAACCAGCCTTTCGAACCATTAAGGTTCACCCCCTTAAAGAAAGTCTCTACATTAGCTGGTTGACAACTTTTTCTTATCCAACCACTTTCGGGGTTAGATAAAATCTTCCCGATGCTCTTCATTTTCTACACTCCTTATCTTGTTTTCCTCCAGTTTGAATTTGACCACCAAGATTGACGGCTATGTCGCAGCCATAACTTCGGATCATCATTCTCTTTTTCGATAACTATTAATTCGTCTGGTTTTTCTGTATCTAGTACTCTCTCCATTTTGAATAGTTCAGTATCCTCTAGAACTGATTCTCGTTCTGGTGTGCGTTCAAATCGCTCATATTCCTCTGTAATGCCCTCTAATTTATGTTTCCTATCAAATGTATCTACTTCGTTATTCACAGCTTCTATAATAGCTTGTCGCTCTAATAATTCATGTTCACTAACGGTTGCATATCGTTCAGATTCCCTTGCTGCATCTACAGTTTCAATTACATTTGTATTTGCTGTTATAACTTCTTTATCAACCGGTGTTATATCAGAGATAATTCCGCCTTCAAATTCACGTATACCGGTAAAGGCTTCTTGCTCTGTAATAAGGGTTTGTTGTGTATCCTGTTTATAAGAAATGTCTAACGATATATGTTCAGCATCTAAGGTAACTGGAACAATGTCAGAAGCCACTTCTTCAATCGCTGCAGTTGTATGTTCTTTCATTGCTTTTTCAGATTCAATTGTTTGATCTAGTTTCATCTGCATCACATTTAATGATTTAGATGAATCATTAAGTAAGGCAATACGTGTTTCTAGTTCTTTTTGAACACGACCGAACAAATCGAATTCTGGAAGATATACAGGAATACCAAGGCCCTCAAATAAATCAAACTCTTCTATGTTAGCTTGAAATTCTTTTTCGGTTTTATTGGCAACTTCATCAGTATTTACATCAGTAATAAGTACGCGTTCTTTTAATCCCAATAAAGAAATTTCATCAACATGTGTAAGTACTGCAGTATCTTCTTTATCAGCTTGTTCCAGTTCAACTACAGTTACTTGTAGCTCATTTTTCACTTCTGCAAAAGTAACGTCTGGCGATACGCCTTGTAATTCTTTTAAGATACGATGAGAATAATCTGTATCAGTAATACCGGCATTTATTTCATGTAATCTCTCTGCTTCTTCTGCGACAATTGTCTGTATCTCGATTATGTTCTGCGATTTATTCGCATCGTCAGTTTCGGAAATGTCTTTAACAGATACTACCCGTGAAGTATTTTCAACTTCTTGTCCTACCTCTACACCTGCAGTAAATACATTTTCTTTATTTGCGAATTCTTGTTGATCAGCATAAACAGAATCAAGTGTTTCTACAATACGTTCAAATGTGTGTGTTGTATCTACATTCGCATACTGTTCTTTTGTTCTTGTAAATGATGCGGATTCATTTCTTTCAGAATCAAACATATTTATTTTCTTGCTTACGTCGTTACTTGCGATAACATCTGCAGCAAGTTCTTTTGTTCGAATAGAGCGATTCAGGTTAATTTGAGCTACATCTATGTCACGAATTAAATACGCACTTTCAATATCTTCATAAGGAAGCAGGTCCACATTTTCAATTTCTTCTACACGATTCAACTCATATGGTTTAGCAATAGATGTTTCAATGTCTCTTTGCATACGAGCAAATAAATCATAATCCGGAAGATAAACCGGTATACCCATACCATTGAACAAATCAAATTCTTCTATAATCCCTTTAACTTCTCGCTCTTTTGCACCAAATTCGAATTGTGCCGGAGCATGAAGAAGTATTTCTTTTTGCTGTATATCACCAGTTTCATTTTCGACAATGGATACAGGTAATAAATTCGGAACTGCAGTAGATAAAGTAACTTCTGCATGTGTAGCTTTTAGCTCCCTGGTAACAATCTCGCTTGTTTCATTATGCATTGATACAGCTTCATAATCCGTTGTAACTCTGTCGGCCATAAGGTCATTATAAAAACCTTCACCGTATACAATACGCGCAACATTTACCCATTCTGGTAATACTTCCACACCTGCAGCGAATTCACGTAACTTACCTTTTAGTAAATCCTGCTGTATGATCGGTGCAGCTTCATATTCATTCGTTATAAGATCTGTTTCATCAGAAGCGTGTACCATTGCCTCTATCTCGTTTGGTTTTTCGCTCTCTACCCCTTCGATATGGTTTATATCGAAAATTCGTCTATGTTGTTGCGATGCTTCTGCAGAAATTAGTTGAACAGAAATACTGTCCATTCGTTGCGAATGCTGCATTTCAATGTTGGCCACATTTATATTTCGATTTAAATCAATATCAGTTGTATTTGAAATGTAGGCTTCTACCTCTATTTGTCGCAATGCATTCTCTACAACATCTGTTAAAATCCCTTTTGCTCTTACTTTTGTGGCGGTTACTCCTGTGTTATCTTCTTTAACAGCCTTATATCTCGCATAAGGAGCAATGCAAACTGGATAATCAACATCATTTTTGTTTTCTGTATTCGCTGGTGTAATAGAGAAAGAATAAACTTTTTCATTCTGATTAGGTCCAGAACCAACGACAACAACATGACTTTTTTCTTTGGTACATATAGAAGGGGAAGCAATAGAATAAACTTTTTCACTCATTCTTCTGCTACCCCCTTATGCTTAAATATCTTCTTTGTAGATCGCTAAACCAATTGGATTAAATGGTGTTGCTTTTGCTTGTGTCATAGGACAAACAGGCGTTGTTGGTAATGTATAACGATATAATTGAGCCATTTCATAAGCGCCTGTGATTTCAGAACCAATAACCGGTGCTTCGTTAAATGTAACGGTCTTATCCTCTGCATTGTATACATAATCTGTTTTTTCTACTTCTTTACATGAAATGAATAATCGTAACGTTTCGCCCTTTGGCTTATGTTCTAAATGAAATACTTTACGATGGCCATCACCTTGTCCAAGTACTTCATCTACAACTGTTTTTTCAATTTCTAGTTCATCGGCTTGCTGGATATTCTTTGGATGAACCGCATATACGTCATCCAGTTTTCCGACGTAGCCATCATTTGGATGCACAATATAAATTTGAGATAAATGATATTTACCACTATAAACCGATGGATTAAAGCGTCCTTGTCCACTATCTACTGACATATCATGAGTAATGAAAGCTAAATAATGATGCTGGTACATGGCTCCTGTACTTGATTGTGATAATTGAACTGTTTCGTTTCCGTTTGATGTATCAGAACCGTAATCAAGTGGCGCATTACCGATTTTCTTATTTGGTGAATATACAAATTGGTCGCCTGGTCTGCAGCCACTTAAAATAATCATGTTTTTTCTTGGTGCAACATCGAATGTATATAACTTTCCGATATACAACGGAACAAATAATGCACGAACTGGATTTGGTGTTGGATCTACACGCATAAACATAATTAAGCGGTCCTTGTTTGCATTCCCATACAGATAAACAACAGAGTCGCGATTTAATTCTTTAGAGAAACGCTGCTCCGGTGTAAAACTAATTGATGTATAAGGCGATGGATTCACAAAATTAATCGTAGAATATACTTCACCCATAATACTTTCCATTTTTTGAACATCGAAACTTGTTTTTGCCGTTAATGTATCCAGTGTTCCGTCTTCTTTTGGTAATAAGAAATAAATACCGCTAATCTTAATTGTTGTATCTGCTGCAGGGGCGGTTTTAAATACAATTTCCGTTTCAGTGAACGAATACTCGCTAGGATCAACAATTGTATTATCCTTGTAAACTACGGTCCTACTTTCGTCAAAGTTAGGGAATGGCAATGCGAAGTTCTTTTTCGTTCCATTTCCTTTTCCTAATTCCCCTAATTTATCACCGGAAAGGATCTCTTTTTCAATAAAGTATCGATTGAAAGTAAATAGCAGCATGTCATTGTTTGGCTCGTATGTGTTGGTAGCTAATCTATATTCGCATGTTACTTTATCGCCTTTTGCAATAGCGGTAGTAAATGTTACTTTTCCTGTAGTTGCATCCACCTTATATTTACTCTTCTCTTGTTCAAACCCATTTACATATACAATGACTGAAGGGCCAAGAACAGGAGAAACAGGGATAGAGAAGTCTTTCTTCACTCCATCCCCCATCCCTAATTTACCTAGTGGAGAATCTGCAGAAATAAACCGGCTATCAGTGAAATCAGAATCAGCAGTGTCATACGCATTTGCTATACCGAATCTTCTGCGTTCTCCATCACTTCCTAATGATTCAAACAACCTTACATCAATAAATTTTGAAATGCCGCTCTTAATTTGGAAAAATAGCGTTCGTTTCCAACCGTTATCAGCAAATAGTTTTTCTAATTCTTGCGGTAATGTTTGTAAATATACGACTTTATCAAACCACATATATGTACACTCCTTTATACTGTTTTCTCAAAAATACCTAATCCAGCAGGACGATACGCTGTAGCAGGTCTTTTTGTAATTGGTGAAATAGCATCTACATTAAAGAATTTGTAAATGTCGTGTGTATCAGGACAAGTATTCTTTCTAACTTTTAATCTATCGCCATTTAATAGACCTAACGGAGACAATAGGATCATATAAGGTAAATATCCACGTACACCTTCATCTGGATGAACAATATAAGCACGAGAAGTATGTACTTTATTGCTATAAACAGACGGGTTAAATTGATATTTGTATTCGTCATTATCCTGTGATTGCCATGCTAGTGAATATTGACCGCCATCTTTACCAACGCGATCTGGTGGCATTGCATTAGGCGCTACATTCCAAGCAATAAAATGAGCCTGGTATCTTGCTCCTAATCGTGAACGTTTAATAATTACGTTATCAATACCGTTACCAGGAGAACGTGGATAAGACTTCATGACAGGCATGTAGTTTTCTACATTTCTATATGGTTTCGTGTCGTTAAAATCGAATTTATGTGATGCTTCTTCATTACCTGTATCAAAAGCTGTTCCTGCCCATAATGCATCACCTAATGTATCATCATTAGCGTAACTTTCTAATTGGCCCATATAAAGCGGTGTAACTGGAACTACGTTGTTTTCAAAGGCTGGTGTATTATCAGCTTGTATTAATAAAACAACACGGCTTTCATCAACTTGGCCATTAATCCGTACCAATGAATCCGGCCACCAATTTGTTTGAGCATCGATACCTTGTAAATTCGTATTTCGTAATGTTACTTTCACCCAAGGGGACATCATGACTTGTGTCTCTGCTTCGTCATAGGAGTAAACTTTGTAAGATATACCATTATTTACTTTTGGAGTAACTGTTATTTTGGTTAATTCTACATCTAATAATACTTTTTCGAATTTATTAGATTCATAAGGAAGAACAAGTACACCTTCTTCAGCAACGCTTGGTTCTTTTTCAATCATGTAAACATAAAAACAAGAACGATCCCTACCGCTTTCTAGACGTTTTTTACCGTCTTCAGCAAAAGCTTTCTTTCCTTCTTCATTTGTGAAGTTGTATTTAATCTCTGACTTTTTAAGTGACCATTTTGAAATTTGAGCAATTCCATAAATAGAACCGCTATTGTTCTTTACTAGCATGTGCTTACTCATGCCGAATTCAAATTTTGTATCATCGTCGGATTTCACGTCTAAATCCGGATAAACAGCTCTGAAAAACGATTTTACTTTCTTCCATCCGTTAGCGATTACCAATTTAACAATTTCGTCTTGGAATTCGCCTTCTGTATACATTTTTTCAACGTATGCCATCTATTTCACGCTCCTAATCTCTTAATAGTTGGTAATTAAGCCATATAGCTTTTTTCTCTGCAGATGCATTGTGGTATTCAAACTTTAGTTCTGCATTAGCAGGTATAGGTTTTACAACGGAGAAATTAAATCCCTCTGGCACATCTTTTACATAAACCTCTTTAAATACTTGTTGGCCATTAATAAATAAATTCCAGTAGTCCGAATCACTATAATGTGAAGCGGCAACAGAAAAGGCAATCATTTCTGTTTCGAATGGTAATGAAAACTTATCTACATGAATTTCATCATGTATACCAACTCTTCGCCCTTGTATGAATGGCTCTGTTTTTGTTGGGAAGTAAGGTGCGTCGAATCTTCCACCAGCCATATAGGTAACAGCAAAACTCATCAATACGCCCCCTTATCTTAAAAAGTGCAATTCAAACCAAACTGTTTTATCAAGAATTCCTTGATTATGGAATCGAAATACAATTGTGTCTCCTGCTTGAATTGCTTTATAAACCATAAAGTGCATCCCTTCCGGAAGCCGCTTTGTATAAATATCTTGGCAAACGGTTTGCCCGTTTACGATTAAATCCCATTTATCATCTAATTCGTAAATGGAAGAACTAACACTAATTGCGTAAATCTCCATATCTGCAGGTAATGTATATTTCACTTCATCCGTTTTAAATGATGTGGAATCCATAATGAAACCAGGTATAAATGGTTCTGTTTTAGTCGGATGAAAAGGTGGATCTAATCGGCCACCGGCTAAATAGGTTGTTTCAAACAAGAGCAATCCCCCTTTTTTGTGTATTAAAAAATTCCCGTGCATCATTACGACACATCGGGAATTGGTAAATCAGAAAGTATACCGTTACCTTTATTAAGAAGTCTCGGCTGCACACGCTCTAATTGTTTTTGTGCATTGTATATTAATTGTATCTCCATCTCTTTTCCGGTTACTTTATGGGAGATAAGAACTTTTTCTAGCATACCGTGCGCATTAAAGGCTAAGTCATAGTGCAGATATTTATCTCCATCAACTGCAGATAAACGAGCACCGTCACGAATAAGTGTATATCCTTCGGTCATGCCTTCTTTAAATACGTCATTTGGGTCATTCCCAGGCATTGGCTTACCACCGGTATATATTTGCCTATCAATTAATCCTTTCATCAAATACATGATTGGATCGTATAAGTTTTTTTGCATTATCATAGAATCACCCCTAGTTCACGCGCGTAACCGACCATGTTTTGGCTGGACGCTGGATATAATAGTGATTTGCATCTTGATTTACCCGAGGAAATGATAAATCTGGTAAGGAACCATAATCGAACAAGATATTATTTTGCGTATCCAGTACTTGTAAACGTCCTGTAAGAATCCCTTTAGGGTTCCGAACCGCTTCGAATACGATAATATTCACGCCATATTCTAGTGGAATATCAACATATGTAGGATTGTTCCGGATGAAATAATTTTCTTCAACTAACTTATCATTACAGTAAATATTTAATAAGTCACCATCCTCTAAATCCCAATCCCAAAGTTTTAATCGTAGCGTATCAATGTTTACTGTAATACCGGTTATATCTGTATAGGGAGCAGGTTCATACCCATAGTTAACAGTTAAATCTAAAGTTTGATAGAATCCATCATCTGCAGAGATCATTGTATTAATTCCTTTAACAAAGTAATTCCACTGTTGACCAGAATCCCTATTGTAAACAGAAATAACATCGAATAATTGAATCCTTGGATCCCCAACAACTGCTACTGTTAATGTTCTGAACTTCTGAATTGCTTTTAAATGATAAGCTGCAGCAACCGCTCTTCTCGCAAAGAATGTTGTTGCCCAGGGAACTTCTATCATTTCCTCTCGTAAATCACCCTGCGATACATTTTTTAATAGAAACGAATTAAGAAATCCATTTGCGTAATCTCCACATTTAACAACAATGCTATTACTAATATCTTGATCTGTTAGCTGCATATCTAAAGAAATAAGATTTTCGCCTTCTCTAAAGCTAAACTTTGCAGGTTCGTTAATTGCATAGTCCGGCATCTTCATAAATGTACAACTTCCATCAGGCTCATGTTTAATATAGTGGAATGTTGTATCTATAATATCGCGAACAATTTCATCCCATTTTTGAAACCTCTTACCAGTCGCACCTTCAACAAGCCAACTTTGATTGGTACCAGGTATGTTTACGGGACTACCATGTAATTGAACTCCTGCCTTTTCAAAGAAGAATTTCACAACATCATATACATTTCCAGTTGGCGCAACGATTTCATCAGATCCCGGTGTAGGGATTACTGATTTATGCAGAACCTTTTTATATGATGTTGTGCAGGTTACCGAAATGGTGCCACTTTCGGCATTTACTTTCACATCAGATACAAAACCATGTATATAAGGTAATGCTTCCTCACCGTAGCCAATAGACACTTTAAATTCAGTCTGCGGATATAGCTGGTTTGTATTTGTTACCTCACTGTTATAAAACCATTCTGAAATAGAAGAGAACTTACCATACCAGTTATCAGGAGCCATTTGGCCGTATTCATTCGCAAAGGTAATAGTAAATGTACTAGCAAACTGATCTGCGTTCTCCTGCACTTCTAAGCCTATTACACGGTGTTGTATTTGTACGTAAGAAGAAGAGTCTCTTCTTTTCATATAAACAATTAAATTAGGAGAGTTATTCCCCACTTGAAAATAGCTCCCCAACATTCTAATTAAAGAAATAGATCCTTCTCTCACATTCCATCAACTCCTACTCCTGCTTGTGACATAGACATTAATTTACATTTTGCTATGACTAGCGTTCCTTTTCGTATTGCATCTACTTCATTCGGCGGAATTATACCCCCGTAGGTACCATAATCACCAGTAATAATATGAGGACGGTATATTTCCCTCATGAAATCACGCCAATAACTGATATCTTTAAATAGTACAGTGAATTCTACTTCACAACCTTTGCTACCTGCACTTTGAGAACGCGGGTATCCATGCATGACATTATGTAATTTTAAGCCATCTAGTGATTTTGGTAATTTTGTTTGTTCAATCTTTTCGATATTAGGTACATGCCCAAATGCATAGTAATGTACGTCGCGTATATATGCTACGTCAGAGGAACCATAACCGATTGTTGTGAATTCAATTGTTTGTGGCCCTGCACCTACAAAGATTTCTCTCGCTTCCCAATCATAAGGACCTCGTGCTCTGAATCTTTCAATACCATTTACCCGAACAATAAAGTACTTATCTGGTAACATGCCATCAGAACCAATAGGAACTTGGGACAAAAACGAAAAGTTATATGTCCCTGGCCATGAGAAATCAATGGTATATCGTATTGTGTCTTTTAACTCTGCAGCCTTTCCTAAGAGATGGTATGAACCACCTCTTCTATGCAATGTTTTTAATATACTCATACATTTCGCACCGCCATTCCCATTAGATCATCAGCAACTACGTTTTGTAGCAGCTTTCTCATTTTTACAAAGTCGTCTGCAGATTGTAGTTTTTCAACAGCGACTTTAAATGTAGCATTTTGAATTGTTACTCCATTATCCGTTTTCTTCTCAACGTGGGTTTGTCCAGCAAATGGATGTGCAGTTTTCCCAATTAAATCAGCAGAACGTGCGCCCATTTGTCCAATTTGATTAGATACATCGGTTACTAGTTTCATTGGTTTAGGTGGAACGACAGCTTTATTTAATAGTTCAGAAGCTTTGTCTACTGCAGGAATCATTTTTTCCATCCCTACACCAAGACCTTCTGTAATATAGCCCCCGTATTCCATCATTAACCGGGATGGGCTTCGGATACCAAAGAACTTTAATACAGCTTTAGGTATTCCCGAAACAACTCCTTTAGCTTTTTTTATAAGCCAATCTGCCATACCGGACATACCTTCACCAATACCGGCAATAATATCTTTTCCCCAGCTAACTGCATCTTTTGCTACATTTTTTACTATAGAACCAACCTTACTAAATACATCTTTTACAGTATCTACAACCCCTGTAAATGCACCAGTGATTGCTTTCTTTATAGTTTTAAAGTTACTAACAATAAATTCTTTTATACCGCCAACAACATCGGTTATTGTGTTATATAATTTGTTGAAATTTGTAATTACAAACCTAACAAATTCACGAACTGCATTAATGATTGTAAACTTTATAAAATTCCAAGCCGATTGAATCACATTTTTAATTGTGTTCATAACGCTAGAAATTGTATCTTTAATAGATTCCCAAGAAGATTTCACAAAATCTTTTAAGAATTTTAATACTGTAGTAAAGGTGGATTTAATTGCGTCCCAGGCTTTTTTTACAATTTCCTTAATCGTGTTAAAAACACTGGATATTGTATTTTTCATTTTTTCGAATTCGGTTTTTACGTACTGCTTTATTATTGCTAAAGCCATAGAGAAAATTCTTTTAATAGCATTCCATCCAGTATTAAAAATGGTTTTCCAAGTATTAATGGCTTTTTGAACACTATTCTTAATGAACTTCCATGTACCTTCTACAATCTTTTTCAAACCGCTTAATGCTAGATTGAAAACAAATTTAATAGCATTCCATCCAAATTCGAATATGTTTTTCCAAATTTTAATGTTGTATTCAATTCTTTGTTTTATATATTTCCAAGCTTCTTCTAAGACTTTACCCAAAAATGATGAAGCAGATTTGAAAAGTTTTTTCGTACCATTCCAAAATCCAGAGAAGAACTTACCTAAACCATTCCAAGCCTTTTTTGCACCTTTTACAGTTGCGTCCCAAGCTTTAGAACAGACATCACCAATCCATTTAACAGCTTGTTTGGTGTATTTAACGATATCATCCCAATTTTTGTAAATTAAATATACTAATCCTACAATTGCTAGTATGGCAATCGTCCAAGGATTCATCAGTAAAGTCATCATGGATCTGCCCAACAGTGCCAGGGCTTTTCCTATAGCGCCAAACATCCCAATAAGTTTAGGACCAATCTTTAACAATCCTGCAAAAGCAGAACTTCCAAGAAAAGCTACTGCTCTTCCTATCATTCCGAACATACCTATTAATCTAGGGCCGAGTTTTAGTATCCCTGTAAATAACATTGGTACTTTTGTTAATACCGGCACAAGGAATCTAAATGAACCGACAAATGCACCTACTCCACTTGTCATAAAGCCCATCATGGCGACTAATGGACCTAATACAGCGACCATACCTAAAATTGCAACAATACCAATTTGAATTGGCTTAGGAATAGAACTAAATGCCTTTGCAGCAACTTCTACCGCTTTAATAATTGGAGGGAGTGCCACTTCTGCAATATCTAAAATCGCTTGTCCTAATGGTTCTAAAGATGCCATTGTAGTACGCATTAACTTTTGCCAACGAACACCAAAAGCTTCTTGCTGCGTCTTCTGCATTTTTCCCATTGTGCCCTCGACATCGCCTAACGCACCATTTGCATTATTAAGACCTAAGACAGCTTGAGCACCCATATCTTCCCATTTTGTACCAAATACAGCAACACCAAGTTGGTTTGCTTTTACTTTATCGTCCATCTTACCTAAATCACCTAAGACGGCATTAAACACATCTGCAGAAGTTCCTTTACCTTTGTTGAAGTTATCCCAGACCTTTTGTGTTTGGGGTGACATTTCAGCAAAGGCATCAGATACACCTTTAGAACCATCCTGTACCCGAATACCGAACTCTTTTACAAGGTCGTTAATGTAATCGAGATTATAACTGCCATCACGAGTCCCGTTTGCCATAATGGTAAACATCTCGTTAGCAGAGAAGCCGGCTTGTTTGTACAATGGCGCATATTCGGCCACATTATCAAACATTTCATTTGAATAGTTCAAACCTTCTTGTCCACCAGCAGCAAATAAATCAAATGCTTCTTTGGAAGAAATACCAAATTGATTCATTAACTGTCCTGCACCACGAGTTACTTCATTGATATCAGAATCAAATGTTTTCCCCAATGTCATAGCGCTTTTTGTAGCTTCTTCTAATTCTTCGTGAGGAACGTCTTTCATATTCTGATACACTTTTATAAGAGACTGATCCACTTCTTCAATACTTTGGCCAAATCCATCTTTCCAAGTTTCTTTTGCGATTTTACCAAGGTTTTCAGCACCTTTTTCAGTAAGACCTAAAGAAGATTGGATATTTCTTTGAGAAGTATCGAAGTCAGAAGCCACTTTTACAGCTGCAGCACCGATACCAGCTAAAGGTAAGGAAACGCCCGTTGTCATGTTTGTACCAACATCTTTCATTTTGTTACCTACATGACTAATGGATTCCCCTGCCTTTTGGAATTTATCATGCATTCCATTTGCAGTCTTTTGTACTCGATCTTCAAACTGTTGTAAATCTTTATAAGCGCCTTCTGCTTTAATACCAATCGTTCCGAACAGTTGGAACATTTCAGCTAACATTTACGCACCCCCTTCTGGGGCCGATAACCATTTTATTCTTCATCGTCGTCTTCCTGGAATTGAGCCATAATCTGCTCAACATGCGCTTCGCACTCTTCTTTCGTCCATACTTCACCCATTTCATAAGATGATTCCTTATCGTCCTGGTTGTCAGTTAGTCCAAAGGCTTGGAGATAATCATTAAAAGTGGTACCTTCTTCAAGTTGACGAGTTTGAAAGCCAATGAACGCCATCTTCTTCCACTCATTTAGTTCTTCTTGCTGCTCTTCTCGTGCAATTAAAGAAAACAGATCCATTAAACGCGAATACGGTATTGATAAGACATAATCATCTGTCCACCCATACCGTTTTTGTATCTTGTCGAAAGCACGTAACATGTTTTGTTCGGCTTCCTCTAAATATTCATCTGAGTCTTCATTTACGCTAGGATTGGCGCTGCTGCTGGCTGGTTCCATTTCTCGCTCTGAACTTTCACTAGCCCCTGCACTTGGTTGAAAAAAGTCATTAAATCTTCACTTTCCAGTAATCCTTGAATAACAGAAACCATTGCTTCGGGAGGTAGTTGGCAAAATTCCTCTTTCTTAGCTTTTAATAAACTTGCAAAGAACTCTGTGAAATCATCCTCACAAGCTGGGATCATTGTTAGTACACGTAAAGCAAACTCTAAACCTTTTTGTTTTTGTTGTTCTTTAAGTGCAGCTAACTGAACGTTTTTTTCTTCTTCTGGAAGAGACTCTGCAGCTTTTGTTAGTTCATCCATTTCATTTTTAACTTTACCGAAATCTGCAAAATCAGCTATTGCATGGCGTCCAACTTTAGAAATGATTTTAGCAAATCGCCAAACGTCCGTTACATTTAATCGACGCATTGTCACTTGTTCACCTAAAATAGTAATTTCTGTACCGGTATTCATCATTTTTTCTAAAATAGATTTCATTTCATTCTCTCCTTTTAGCATTCAGCTTGTTTTATGTAATAGAAAACCGACTACCATTTATGCGGTAGCCGGTGCTTTTTGTGCTGCTGTTTTCTTTTTCTTTGGTAAATAAATTGAATATGGTGGTGTAGTTGGTGCAGATTCACTATAATGACCAATAAATTTACACTTTAAACCAACCGTTCCTTTACCGTCTTTCAGATCAACTTCGATTGACGAAACAACTAATGCATTACGAACTACGAAAATAACAGGTAATTCACTTCCCGAAATCATACCGATTAATGCAATATCATGGTAACTTGAATCCGGAATTTCATTTGAAGGTGTTAAAACATCGTAACCCTCTTCTATTGTGCTATCTACCGTCATACCAGGTAAAGCCAACTGTAGGTTTTCTTTTGTAAATTCAACTAATGTAACCTCAATGTGCGGAACATCTTTTAATAGCCATTTACCGCGCACTAATTGTCCAAGGACACCATCAATATCTGCATCATAATACTCACGATCAAAGCCTACTTTAGTACCACCTGTAGTAGCTCCAATCATTTCGCCTAATTTTTTTACACTTTCAAAGTCTTTGTACATGACGCCAGGGCCGATTACAAAACTATCAGTTGTTCCTTCACGGACACCGTTAATTAATTTCCAACTCATTTGTCCTACCCCCTAATACAAGTCCGTTCGCATGGTTCGGACAAGAAATTTTACATTTATATGAATGATAGATGGATCTTCATCTGGTACAGGGATACTACCTGCACGATGTATAGAAAGTATCCCATCATCTTTTAAACCGACTTCTCTATCTAATAACTTCTCAATACGCGTAGCGATTGTATTTGCCTTATCATAATCCCCGTTATCACAATACACATCAAAATTAAGAATCATACGGTCTATAATTTCAACGTCATCCGGATTATTTGCTTCAATTCTTATAACTGCATAAGGCATGTTCATATCATCTTGTGCGGTTTGGAATGTAAGAGCAGGGCCTTTGTCCTCGCCTTCACCATATTCTGATAGATTAGCTTTTATTATTTCATCGTTCTCTACGAGCATTCTAATAGCTGCAATAGCGTTAGACATCTATTACCCTCCCATCATTCTTTTAAGTTCTCTACGTTCTTTTTCAAACGCTTTTAATAGGAATGGACGGGCTTCCATATGACTTGTACCAGTTTCAAGCCATATTGCTTTTTTCAAATCGCTGCCTACTGCACCCAATACCTCTGATTGTGACCGTTTAACATTGTATTTAATCGAATTTAGCAAGTCACCGGTACGAACAGCAGGTGCTTCACCTGGTTTAGAAGCAGTATATTTACGACTCGTATGAGGTATTTTGTATTGCTTACCGCTACGGCTACCTGTGAGATTCTTCTTAACTTGATTTTGTAAATGAATAGATGCTGCTGTAACTTTTTCAACACACATAGCGTTAATATGCGTCTTTACTTGCTCCATATTACTTGAGTACTCAATTTCTACTAAATTGGCCATATAGAATCATACCTTTTCGCAATAAATTTCAATGTGATGATTCATAAATGCGGGATTACGCGGCTCTCCTTTTACTTCAAATGTATAATCAACGCCCACATCTTCATTTTTGAAATGAATAAGATCATTGGGTTTAATTATGTAAGAAGCAGGTGCGTATATCTTAAAGGTTGTATCAAAATTTTGTTTATCGCGCTTAAATCTCTCATTATCAGCAGCAGAATTAGTAGTTACACGGCAAATCATCTTCTCGTAAACGTCCTCTGGTACTTCTGCATAGTTACCAGCGGATTGCTTCTTTTTCTTTTTTCGTTTTACAACTACCTCATGAATATATAAATCATCCATTCCACCATCATCGAAATACATTTCGTTCATGTGGCCATCACCGGCTTAACTCTTGCTCTAAAGCTTTTTAAACCATTGAGTATCTTATTGTTTGTTGCTGGTTCATCCAGCGTTTCTGGGCTAATCTGGTACGAATAATCACCAATACTCTCCGATGTCTTCATACCTTTTCGTTGTAAGTTAGCACGAACTACTGCCGAAACAACCAAATCAATAATACATTTCTTCATAAGTACCTGCAGATCATCATAATCTTGTATCTTATATTCGAATTCATACAATTGATTTTCGGATAAACCATAAACAATACGGCCATTTACAGTAATAGAATCGGTCATATCTTGTTTTGAACTAACATGAGTGACTTTTGCTATAGATTCAGCAGGAAAAGAAAGCCAAGCTAGTTTACTTGTTTGAATGACTTCTTTCATTGGATTCTCCGGCTTAACTCTTAAATACTTCTTGGCAATAACTGCATAGTAATCTATTAGTTCTTGAATTACTGTATCAGGCATCCTCTGCACATTTACGCGGTCTTTAATGTCCTGCAAGGCAATATCCATTATGTTTCTTTCTCCTTCTTATCGACTTCTTGTACAAGTTCAAAATGTCCAGTACTTACAAGGTAATCAGCTTTTTCATTTGCAACTGTTTCTTCTTGGCCATTCTTAAACTTTTGTCCATAAGCGGTGTAAGTGCCACCGTATCGCAGCGTAACTACTTTCATAATTAACACCCCTTTCACGAATGTAAACTATTGCATGAAAGTTTACATTCGTATTGTTTGTTTTATTGGTTCTAACTCGTTTTCTATTAAAAACAAGAAAATAATAAAAAAGTTTACATTCAAAACCCTAATAACAAAGGGTTTATTCCCATAAATAATACGCCTGGATATTAAGCTCCAAACGTATCCGGAATATTTGTTAGGATTGCTACTGCATCCATTTCTTGAATAACAGCATCATCATCAAAGTGAATTACATAGAATCGTTTATCTTCCATTACTGCAGATTTACCTTCTGTTGTTTTACGAATGCGAGTTTCATATGTATTAACAGCAATAAAGTTACGTGGATCTGCAAGAATAATAATGTCATCTGATAAAGAAGGAACTGTAACAATCCCATAACCCATTGGTTTATTTACTTGATCGCCAGCCCCTAATAACGCAGCGTCTCCCGCTCCGGTTGGACGGTTTGTTAAATATTCAATCCATTTTTCTCTACGATTTGGTGACATAATCCAACGTAGATTACTATTTTTATATTTATTTGGCATTACACCAGATAAAGCAAAGATCGAACCTTTACCAAATCCATTAGCTTTTGCTTCTTCCCCTGTACCAGTTACTAGTTTAGCGTGGTCAATAATATGCGATTCTTTTGATTTTAGAATCTTCTTCAACCAGCCATCGTTAATTGATAAAAACGGATCAGATGATTCAACATCACCATTCCAGTGTAAATCCTCTAAATCAATACCTGTTTGAGTTGACATAAGTGTCATTACAGTATCTTCAAAGCCTTCACCTTCAATATTTTCACGCAGCGTTTCTTCTGTAATTTCCCAAGGTAGACGGAGTGCTTTTGTATTGTATGGAATAGTTGATGTAGTAACACCTGCACGGTAATCCTCATCTTTATTCTCTGTTTTCTTACGTAGAATGCGGCCGCCAATACCAACTTTATCAAGTACACCTTGTTTTGCTTTACGCATTTCTTTTCGATGTAATTGAGAGAATGGTGTTGCGTCAAATGCCATTCTAAAGAATTCTTTACTTTGCTCTGGATTTAATAAACCAGAAGAAACTGAACCTGTAGTAATTGTCTTTTCAATTTTAGATAGACGTTTTAATAATTGCTGATTGTTGTATGTTGTTCCCATATTAATATTTCCTCCTTATATTACAGGTTAACGCCTGTCCATATAGATTTTTTAATTGGTTGTTGCCCTGGAATGTATTCTTCGTCTGGATCTAAACTTTTACGAATAGAAGCAGCTTTTTCGATATTTTCAAGACGTTCAGCAAATGGCTCTAATGCTTTTTGGATAACTGCTGCAGTTTTCTCTTCCTCTGTTAGCTCTTCTGGTGTTGGTTCTGTTTCTTCGCCATTCACTTGCTTTTCAATCTTATCTAACTTAGTAGTTAGTGGCTCTACCGCTTGTTTAACAATCTCTGCAATATCTTCTGCTTTCATTTCGTCTTCCTCCTGTGGTGAAGCAGCTTCTTTTATTTCACTAATTAAAGCTAATGCTTCATCTAATTTTTCATGATTCTTTTGGGATAATACTTTCCCAGCTTTTTTAATACTTTCTAATACAATGTTTTCTGCTTGTACACTATCTTCTGATTTTGCGATGGTATAACCGCCTTTAATAGAAGAAAGTATATCCTTCATATCATCAAGAGCAGTTGCCATACGGTCAATATCGGGATTGCTTTCCCAAATCTCCCAATAGAACACATCTTCAAATAAATTAAAGACAGCCCGTAAATCACGCTTTTGTTTTTCATCAATAAAGCGATCTTTCACTTCGCCTTTTGCGATTTTGTGAGTTTCACCTTTTACGAAATCTAACATTTTTCGAATAATGCCTTTATCTTCATGAGTAAAATCATCAGTCTTGGCAATTTCTACACGTTCACCAAATCCACCCATAGAAAAACCAGTGACTTCACCTTTTTTAATTTCTTCCCAAGTGTCTGCATCATCAACACGAACCGTCATAAGCCACGTTCCTGCTTGTACTTCTTGTTCGCCTACTGTCATATCACTTTTAGCAATCCAGTTTTCAACAACTGTTCCTTTACCAGCGATTTCATCATGTTGCTTGTCGATGTGTTGGTAATTTTCCATAAAGGTATAAGCAGCCTTTTCTATTTCTTCTGCGGTCATTTTATCCCCGTGTGAATCTTCTACATCTGGTTCATATACCACACCTGTAACAAGCTGCTTCTCTTCCTCTGTTTTAAGGATTGGAACTTGTTTTGATATATTTGGTTGTTTAGCAGATTCGCTTTTCATAATGGCGAATTGACGACCATTAGCGCCCTTTGTAACTAATGAAACATAGCTGATATTGGCGTTTTTTAGTTCGTATCCCATCGTTTTACCTCCTTCCCTATAAATATTGGGGTTCCACTGTCAAAACGCATAATAGCCAATTTAAAGCCGCATACGTTTTGACGATGAAACCCCAATCAAATAGGTGTATTTTATTACTCTTCTGAAATCATAGTGCAGCGGCAATGTGGATGAGCTGGCGGACACATCTTTCCATTACTAAATAGATCATCAATACCTACCGTTTCCCCATGTAAGCCACCACATTCTTTACAAACACGCTCATCGTTTCCTGTAAGCCATGTTTTCTTATTTCTATTTGCGCCCTTATAAGCAATTAAATTGCCGTAATTCATTGCATATGTTGTTTCTGTACGTGCAATCATCATTGCTCTGTAGTTACTTGCTTCTGACATCACATCTGCAATAGAAACACTTAATGCATCGACACCCATTCCTTCACTAAGATTCTTTAGCATTGTTTCTCTTAATCTATCTTTAGTGGTTTTATGGATTCCCTTTGCTAATTCAAAAGCATAAGTAGCTACCCATTTTGCAGCAACGTCACCAATTGGATCTAATACCATCCAGGTTAAACCGTTAGAAGCTATAGTACTCTGTACAAACTCTGTTACATCATCCTGTAGTGTGTCCGTGACTTCATCGACAAACATTTGTCGTTCCTCATCCCAATCAACACTATCCAGAAATTCATCAACTTCTGCTTCTTCAATTACAAGATCAATCTGTTCATCTGCTTTATTAATACGAATTACGGGAAGCAGGTTTAAGAGCCGTTTTCCCTGCTCTGAAAAAAATCAGCTACCTTCTTTTGCATAGCTTTCTCTATTTCTTCATGCTTTTCCCTAAATGCATTAATAGCAATTAAGTTATCTTGCTCATTATCTGCAGCTTTTGCAATTGGTTCAGGGAGAGGAGTTTCAGTTGTATCATTAATGAATTTATCTCCCCCTGGTACAGGTTCATAACCTACTACTTTCCGTGACTCATTCAGCATTAATATTCCACCATCATAACTGTCTTTCGCATACTTCAAATCTGCTTCACGATCATCCGTATCGATTTCATTTAATTTGAAATACCAATCTAAACCGCCTAGTATTTCAGCAAATACACGGAACAATTGATTATTTAATCGATGTTCTAATATTTCTTGTCCAGGTTCAATAATAGAACGCTTGTACATCTCGTTCATTTCTTTAGCAGTTGTTTGTCCTAATGAACCTGTCATAGCCCAACCAATACGATAAGGTGGTACACGATGGGCCACACATATCTCCATTGCGCTATCCTGCTTATATAAACGGAAACTACCTTCTTTTACGTCTGGACTGACTTTTTCTAACTTAGCTGTTGCTCCTGGTGGAACAGGAACTACGGCCAACTTATGATGTTCACCCTTAGTTTCTGCAGAGAAAAATGCTTTTAGTTCGTTTTCTGTTCCCTCATCTATTTCATCGACACCCTCAAGGAATAGCAGAGCGTCTGGAATTGTCTTACCTGTAAAAAAGTTTATATTGTAATCTCTCACTGCTTGAGATCCAACTATTGAACCGATAGAACTAACGTAATTAGGTATCCCATAATAAGAAGAACGAGAACCGAATTTACGAATAACAATTACTTCTCCGGCTTTTTCTGTTCCGTTTGCCGCAATATCTTCTGCCCCTAAAGGATTACCATCATCAAGACGAAACTCATCAGGATAACCGAACTTTTTAAACCATCGTTCTTTGTTACTTACAATTTGAGCAAAGCGGACTTTATCTTTATGAGCACGAACTGTATGAGCTGGAATGTGGTATAGTTCTGACGGTTCCCCTTTGTTATTACGAACAACTTCAATAATGCCCCAGCCAACTGTTTCATAATCATCCCATACGGCCCTTATGATCTCGGAGCTTGTCATTTCTGGATTACAATTTCTCATAAAGTCTTTTAACCTTTTATATTGTTCCTGGCTCGCGGCTTCTTTTACTTCTTCAAAAGGAGCAAAGTCAAAACCAACACCAGCAATATCATCAACTTTTGCGCTAATACAAGCAGAATGAATAGGATTACTTTCCTTTATATCCAGTAGCACTGCCATATCATAAGGAGGTTTAATTAATCCTTTATCACTATATGTTTGAGCGAATGGATCAACTGCCATTTGCTTGCTGTTGTCTTCCTTGTTGTTCGGATCATCAGCCGCTTTATTAATACCAAATACTTTTACATTCTTAATTGTTTTCTTATCGCTCATATCGTTTGTATGTCCTCCTTTCTTCTATTAATAAAGAGCAAAAGAAATAGCCGAACAACTAATGTCCGACTACACTCTTTTAACCTTTCCGCCCATAACTACTTTTGGTTTATAGAAGGCTAGAACTATAGCATCTGCTCTATCGGGTGATTGCAATCCGCGTTTCTTCATTTCTTCTTTTCGCTCTAATGCAATCTTACCTCTACTTGTTATTCTGTATTTACGGCTAGAAAATTGAGAAATCATTTTTTCATCATTTGGAATCTCCATTGTAGGTTCTTCACCCTGTATAAATGCTTTCATATTCTCTTCAAGTAAATCTCTTACAACGGCCCAACCTTCTGCACCTGCATTATCATAATGTTCATCATCAAGCGGCTTCCCGTTATTCACAACTGGATATACTTTGAATGGTAATCGTTCAGATTTAATAACTTCTTTCAATCTGTCCGTAACACCACCACCAACACCACTATCATCGACTTTGATATCAACTCTTTTTAACTGCTTGTACTTTGCCATGTATTCCTTAGCTAATTTCAATACATGACCAGCAGTTTCCATAGTATCTTGTTTATAGTGGTTTAATAATTTAAAGACTTTATTTCCTATCCTTGGAGCAATTACAGTTTCATCATCACCAAATCGCGCAACGTCAACACCTAAGTCAAGTGTTTCACCAGTCGGCTCCACTTTACAAGATGCTGCTTGCTCTACAATTTCTAACGGGATAAATGCATCGGCTTCTGCTTTAGGAAATTCACCAAGTACACGTACACGCCAAACATCTGAACCCTCACCATATTTCTTTTTCAATACTTCTATATTGTCTTTACTGGTTCGAGGGCTATCTAAGCTAGAGACTTTATGTATTTTATATAAATCTCTGTCACGATTATGAGAATCATAAAATACACCGCTTGTTCTTGTTGGGTTTCCACATAAAAACAATTTATTTTCTGCGCCAGATAAAGTACCAAGTATAGCTTCCATAATAGGATCTGCTATACCAGAAGCTTCATCACATACAAATAACATATAATCTTCGTGGAAACCCTGCATATTCTCCGGCTTCGTTGCTGTTCTAGCAGTAGCAAACCAACGTTCTTCACTACCAATCATGTATACTCGTGTTTTAGTCCATTTAAGAAGATTTTTAACTGCACTTCCTTCTAACCATTTGGCTATTTCGGCCCAAAGTACAGTAAATAACTGCTCCTTTGTAGGGGCTGTACATATAACTTTTGGATTCGGCCTACAGCAGAGGAACCAGATAACAACGACTGACTCAAGACCTGTTTTACCAACACCTTGGCCAGAACGCACTGAAACCTTTGGACTTTGTGCCAAATCCATAAGAACTTTTCTCTGCCATTCATCCGGATAAAAACCAAGCATATCCTCGGCAAACGCAACTGGATCATCCCAATAAACATCGATAATCTCCATAAATTCACTAAAGGCCGTATTACTCATTAGCTTCAGCTTCCTTTTGTTTACGTCTGCGCGCTGCTATCTTCATAAGTGACTCTTTCCAGTCTTCTGTATTCTGATTAGTGTCACCATCAACTTTAATAGAAGCAATTTCTTTCTTAAGTTTCTCAATGCGTAGTTTTTGTTCCTCTGTATTAGCTAACCTATCGTATTTTTCAATAAGGGTTACTAACGTTGACATTGCTTTCGATTGAGCATTTAAGAAACTAGCTTGCTTATCCCAAGCAAATTGAATCTCCCACTCTTCCTCAAAACCACTTTCGGTAAGTTTATTTTTCCGCAGTTCCTTTGTCATGTCTTCATTGTCTCTAACGAACATAATACGTTGAGCATGAATGATTTGAGTATACTGCAACATAATACTTTCCCATATGATGGCTAAAGGATCATTATTAATTGCTTCTATTAATTCTTCTTTTAAATCAAATATTTCTTGCGGTAAGTACTTTCTATATAAACCATGAGTAGCTGCATTACCATTACGTAGTGGAGCAGCACCACCGGAATTACCGACAGCATTTTTATTACCCTTTTTAGCTCCACCACGATTATTTACAGCATTCTTATTACCTTTGGGTGCTCCTGGTTTCTTTTTGGAGTACTCCGTATCTTCCTTTGGAGTACTCCGTTCATTTTTATGGAGTACTCCATTTAATTTGTCTATCCATCCATCTTTCGATTTCCATCCGCCAACTGTTTTTTCACTTACAGTTTTTTCGGATGTAGACAACAATTCGGCAATTTTACGATTCGTAATATCGCCATTATGTTCTTTAAATATTTCATACGCTTTGTTACGGTCTGGACTTCGTTGTCTGGCCATAATTACATAACACCTGCCCCCTTATCCAATTGTTTGCACTTCCTTCTCTAAACACTCAATGCATATATGAGCATTACCCGTATTTGCTTCACGGAGATATGTTTTATCAAAATGAGTAATAGTTAATGGCATTTTTAATGTCCACATGCAGGGTTCATTGCAAACAGAGCATGTAGGAACGTTTATAGTTTCTTCTTCCATTTACACCACCTCACGGTAAACCCTCAAATTATTTAGCTCGGTATTACTGCAATAGACTCTTTCGTCGTATCTTCAGATTCTAAATAAACATTAAGTCTAGTCCAATATACATCTCCATAATTACCATAGTCTGATTTTGCTTCCTCTTTAAAGTGCTTTTCTGCTATTTTTCTTGCTCTCCATTCATTCTCTGCAATGACACATATCTCACTAGCACCACACCAACCGTTATTAATGTGATATAACTTCATCTTTTTTTGTTTATATCTTTTCTTTGGCATTAACAGCACCTCCAAACAAAATAAAAAAGCAGCGATTCGCTACTTTTATTGTTTCTGATTTATAAACTGAAATCTTCTAGTGATTTATCAATCTCATCTTGTTGTATTCCTATATAACGTAATGTGATCGATGGAGCAGAATGATTAAAGATTGTTTGTAGCATTACTACATCTTTTGTCTTCTGATAATAATGATAGCCAAAAGTTTTTCTAAGAGTATGCGTTCCAATTTCATCAAGCCCTACTTTTTCAGCAGCGGTATTCATGATTCGATAAGCTTGAATTCTAGTGATAGGCTTTTTTGTCTTTTTAGAAGCAAATAAACAATCCGTTTCATTCATTCCACTTACATACTCATTTATTTTTTCTCTTAACGCTGTATTGATAATGAAACGCTTATCTTTTCCGGTCTTCTGTTCTTTAATAACAATGTGAGTTCTTTCTTTCACATCATTTACATGTAACTTTAATAAGTCACTAATTCTTAGACCTGTATTGATTCCCATTTCAAATAAAAACAAATCACGATAAGATTGGCGACGTAAAACCTCTTTCACTTCTTCTAATTTTTTCTTATCTCGAATTGGTTGCACAAACTTCATTCCTTACCCCTCCATACGTTATGTTACATTAGATGTATCTTTATTATACAATATGTTACATAAAATATGGTAGTTATTTTTTAAAATAGAAAGAAACGTTGATATAACGGCATTTATATTCAATTATCTAATGTAACAAAATACATGATGTGTTACATTAGATGGTTTCCACTTACCTTTTACAATATTTGGTTTGTGTTGAGTTTGTTTCGTTTTTACATGAGCATTTGAACCACTCTTCAAACCGCTCTCTATTTATCACCCAGGTTCCACCGATCTTTTTAGATTCAATAGCACCTGCTGCACATAGATTCTTTATATGACCAGGAGAAAGGCTGCTAATAAGATGAGCGTCATTAACACCGATAACATTATCTAATGCTGCGTATGCTTTTAAATTAACATCTTCCCATTTAACTCCATACATACCTATACCAAATTCATTCATTTTTGCTTCATCTGCTATTCCTTCTAAACGATCTAATATAATAGCATTCATTAACTCCCATGTAACTGCACCAGATAAAACGCGTGTCTTTAATTCTTTTGTTAAATCATTTAATAATTCTAATTCCATATGTATCACCTCATGTCTAACACTTATAAATTGCGTCAATAACGATTTTCTATTTAATTAAAAAAGAGCACCCGTTTCCGCGAGCACTCTTTAAGAGATTGCGAGTACCCTCATTAACGAAAGTTAAAGCAGTTACAGTTAATGAGTTACAAGCAGTATATGCTTGTCTACTTTAATGCGTGAAAAAAGAGCACCTGCGCCAGTAGGTGCTCTTAATGTGATAGGCGTTTTCAGTGAGTATTGAAATGAGATACAAGCGAGTGAAAGCCTGTCCTCCACTTTCAATATATGCTTTTCTTTATTAAAGGGTGCAAACGTAAGAGAGCACTCCCCCAATAGGTGCTCTCTCTTGAAAATAAAGGGGAACATGTTGGGAACCGTTCCGTATCATTATATGGTGGATTCGCCCCCATTATAACTAAGACATTCATTAAAGGCGTTTAATGTGTAATTTCTATATAACAACGAAAATAGCACCCATTTTGGATGCTATTGATCATTATAGTTACGTTTCAAAATGATATTTAGTTCTTTTTCTGGTTCCTCGTTTTTTGGATGTCGATAATACTCCAATTTATACTTCTTTACATCATAATTAAAGAGACCTATTTTAATACTGTTAGTTTCTCTCAAAACAGCCATTAAACTAGCTACATCCTCGTTTTTCGAATCAAGAACCATTTCTCCAGATTCACTCCTAAAAAACACTCTCATACACTCATCCCCTTTCCCACTATCTATTCGACAGAAAAGAAAAATATCCTACAAAATAAAGATCTATTACCGAAGTGACAGCTCTTTTACAGTTTATAAAGATTTTGAAGGGGATGAAGAAACATTCATGAAAGGAGAATCTCGTTATATTGGGACATTTTTCTGTACCTCTTTAAATTGACACCCTAAAGGTAGGCAGGTATCAACTTAAAGGAGAACAGAAGCTCTCCTCCGTTTAGACCATTTAAATTAATGAAGTTTTGAAGACTATTCTAATTACGATTGAAATCAAGAAATACATACAAAGTAAGGCTCGTAACCTCTTACCTTGCACCTAAAAAAATCCTCTTGCAGATAAGGAAGAGCAACGCTATATGTTCACTCATCACCTAACTACAAGAGCTGGTTTCGGCCTCTCATATATAGGGGGCATTCTGACGACAAATTTCGACATTTTTTTCAAAAGCAAATACTAAGCTATGCAAAATAAACTTCCACTTAGGCGTTCACCAATCTTTTTATCTGCTCGTTTTAAATATTCTTGAACAGTAGTTCTTTTCACCTTCAAGTAATTGGAAATTTTATCCTGTGTAAATCCATACCCTCTAGACATTACATATATTTCCTTTTCTCTTTCTGTCAGAGTTGATAATGCATCTTCTAACTGTATACGATCCCATTCAGAAATAACACTTTCTTTTGCTTCTGTATCCCATTCATATACTGGCATTTCAGTACTACGTACATATCTTTGCATTAATAATGGATCACATGGCTTCTCGCGCTCATATGCAGCCCTACGTTCAATCCCTCTTGTTTTTCCCGGCTGTTTTGCAGTACGCATCCATTCCAGAGCATAATTTATATCACTAATCATTTCGTTAATAATACTTATATCTTTCTCTGTTGCGCCCACCTTAGATTCTTCTAATTTCTTTCTTGTTTCGGTATACTGCTCCATTAAATCTTTCATACCTGGTTCCTCCTTTTATATAAAAAGAGGACGCTGAATTATATATAAGAAGAATTACTTTCTTATGCATAATCAACGCCCTCTAAATGTGGACTATTGCTTTCATTATTTTTCATTTATTTTTTAAATGCGGTATGTGAAATTTTTACCTAAGGTTCCTCTTTTTTAATTGTTCACTTATATAACTTGGATCTCGTATCTCAAGTTCTTTTGCTATCTGTACATTCGTCATACCCATCTCTTGCATTATTAACGTTTTCTCACATAATACATCCCATTCTGCTTTCGTTCTCCGTTTCGGCTGATCTGCTACATAGGTTCCTCCTAAAGCAGTACCTAATTTATTTATCTGTTTACCTATTACACAATTATGTAAACAATAACTAGGTTTATATAGGTGCTCACATCCATTACAATGTTGGTCCTGTAAATTTATTATCTTTATGCGTACAGTTCTTTTATCGATACCTTTTGTTTGTTCCATCAGCTGCAAAGTGGCCAATCTAATTTATCTACATGTACCAGGTAATCTACGAGAGCACGATCAGTTCTTTCTACTACATACGCATGTTTTTCAAATTCTTCTCTTGGAATGGATTTACGGCCACCATCATATAGCATAGCTTCATAGTATTCTGCTACTAATGAAACCGGAACGAAATAGATAATATGATCTGTTCTAAATTCTATTAAAAAGAAACAAATGGACCCATGCTCTTGCGTATCCCTTAAATAATCAATTTGATGCCTACTTATATTATCTAATGGGAATCTTTTTGTTTCTTTAGTAGACTTTGCTTCGAAGTAAACCGCTCTTCCTTTATATACGCCATCGTAATCTACTGTAGATTTACTTTCCCATGCACTTTTGGTTATCTCACCTTTTTGATTCGTTTTTATAACTTTCACCGGTGTTGGACGTTTATTAAAAATACCTACATTTGCTGTTTTATACATACGACAAGTAATGCTTAATAAATGTTCAAATGCCATTCCTCTATTTCCGTAACCCATGCTGCTTCCTCACTTTCTATTCAAATCATTAATTTATTGAATTTTAAATAATTCCATTGTCACTCTTACTACGACATTTTTATATATTATTGTATGGCCACTTCCTTCCAGGAACGAGCTTATTCCTTTTATTCCTTAAAAACCTTCCAGGAATTCCATGCAATATACACTTTCCGAAAGAGCACTGTTCGAAGGTGCTCTTTTTATTTTTACAAATCTGAATACCCTTTATTACATAGCGCATACTATACATAGGCGATAAGCCAGAACTCAAATAATCCTCCCTTGTATTTCTTCACTTCTTTTTAAGAGCAGTTAGCTTTTTGCTAGCTGTTTTTTAGTACAGGCACCTACTTATTAGCATCTACATAAACTGTTTTGAACCTTACTTGCCGCATCATTCAATTGTTCATGACTCACAAACATAACATAATGAATGACGTCATTTTATAAAACGAGCACTCTGGCACAGGTGCTCGTTTTATTTTGTTGATTTTCTATAAAATGAAATTTTTATAATAATTTCTCAGCAATTGCATGAATCACATTAACCGTGACAGAGTTACCAGCCTGTTTATACAATTGCGAATCCGAATTAACTTCTCTTGCTCGATCAAACGCCCAATCAGGAAAACCCTGAAGTCTCCAACATTCTCTTGGCGTAAGTCGTCTAATGCGATAAGGTGGTTTATTTTCAATTGTCGCTTGGTTACAGGCAGTGTCCAATGTTTGGGCAATCCCTTTTCCTACACGACCTCTTCTTGTTTTGCTATTTAGTACTGAAAAATTTATACTGTCCCTAATTTCGGCTTCGACATAGCCCTTTTTAGTTGCTTCTTTTATCAACACACCATGTCTATCCTGCGCTGTTAATGTAAACATCGGCTCTCCAAGCTCTTTTATTCTTCTTCCATTCTGTCTCTTTTCTGCTCGATCGGGTGTAAGGACCGGTTGGATAATTTGTTTTGGTTGTTTGTAATCAGTGGCACTTAAAGCCCCAATAATACCCTCTATTCCATGAACGTTATCTCGTTGACCTATCCTTGTGCAATTTTCCCCTTTAGTGGAACCTACGATTTTAATACTAGGCGTTTCGCAACTTCTTCTGATAGGAAATACTTCTCGTCTACCGCGTCTTCGAGAATGTCCGATAATGAACACGCGCTCACGGTTTTGGGGAACTCCGAAATTTTTGCTGTTAAGTACTTGCCATTCCGCATCATACCCCAATTCATCAAGCGTGGAGAGGATTGTTCTAAATGTGTTCCCTCCGTCGTGATTGAGTAGACCTTTGACGTTCTCAAGGAATAAATATTGTGGTTGGATTTCTTTGGCGAATCTAGCAATTTCGAAGAATAAAGTTCCTCTAGTTTCTGCGAATCCCAATCGCTTTCCGGCAATGCTGAAGGCTTGGCAAGGGAATCCACCACAGATAACATCGACTTGCCCTCTAAATAATCGTAAATCGTCGTTTGTGACAGTTGTAATGTCATGTGCCGTCCACTCTCCTTTTGTGTTATGAATTGCTTCGTATGATTTTCTAGCAAACTTGTCTATTTCCACATATCCCAGGCACTTATGACCTGCCTGCTCCATACCCATTCTGAAACCGCCTATGCCTGGCAAATAAGTCTATAAAAGTAAGACTCATATCACCACCTCGCTTTCTACTAAAATGAAGTTTTTGTTCAGTTTTTCAGTAACTCTGGATTTTCATAAATGTTTCCGATTACTTGGCATGATAATTCTCCATTTGTAGCAGTTACCAAAGAAAAAGTTGTACTCCCAGAAGCTTTGAACATTCCTCGTTCAAAAACCACATTATATTTTCTGTTCCATTCAATTACTAATATCACATCCCCTTCATAAATCTCCTTACCGTTCTTGTCTTTTAAGCCTGTGTATTGCATTAATCGCGAATAGGAAGCATCTTCTACATGAGCACCTTTCATGAAATCCGCAAAGTCAGGTTCATTTATTAAGTAATCCCAATCGAGCATCGACGGACCTTCTTTACACCAAACTCTAAATTTAATTTCTCTCATTCTC